CTAAAAAAGCATTCTCTGTGCTTTGTGCCATATCTTCTGGCAAAAGTCTTGGAGAGATCTTTTTATTAAGTCCACTAAATGTTGTAAGTTTGAATCCAGCCACTATTAATCCTGTTTATCATCTGGTGAATGTGATGCACCAAAATAAAAAGATATCACAGCACTAGCCAAACCTCCTAAATATCCTAACACTAAATTAATTAAAGCCTCTGAGTTTTGCTCTGGTGGTTGTAGGGTTACTAAAAATATATATCCCATAAAGCCACTTAAAGTCAGTAAACCCATGAATCTTGTTGTCCAATCTTTGCTGAACTTAGATCTAGCGTCTTGTGTGTCTTGTACCTCTAATGCAAAAATATCAACTTCAAGTTCTTTCATTTTTACTTCAAAGTCTTGCTCTGCTTTTTTAAGCTCAAGCATCTGCTCAGGTGTTGCTGACTGAATGGCTTGGTTGATTGCTTTTGGCTCTGGTTTACAACCTAGAACCTGTGCTACTACTGATGCTGCTTGTCCTCCTAGCGGACCGCCTAATGCTGAACCTAATGTTGGTGCTATGGCACCTACTACATTTTTAATTAAATTAAACTTCATTTGCTTTCCTCATACTGTGTAAATGGTCAAAGGCTTGCTTTTACCCTTAACACTTATTGGTTTTAATAATTTTAAACTATATTTGCTTCTTTTTGCAGTGGATTCCCCAACCAATATATCAACTCCAACTTCTTTTGTAGCTGACTCTAATCGAGCTGCGGTATTTACTGGATCGCCTATGGCTGTATAATCGAACCGTGAATCGCTTCCCATATTACCTACAACAGCTAGCCCAGAATTTATTCCAATACCAATTGCAATATCTAACCCTGATTCTTTTATTTCGTGTTGCATTTGAATCGCTGACGCTATAGCTCTATCTTCTTGATTCTCTAAATCTATGGGTGCCGAAAAAATCCCCATGCAGGCATCTCCAATAAATTTGTCAATCATGCCGCCATTTTGCTGTATAGCATTTACCTGGATCGTTAATGCCTTGTTCATAATCTTAGTAACTTCTTCTGGTGGTAGTTTTTCAGATAAGTTTGTAAAGCCTCTGACATCTGTAAACAAAAATGTGCAATATCTTTTTTCTCCCCCGAGTTCCAGGAGGTTAGGATTCTCTTGTAATCTTTTAACTTGTCTTGGATCTAAATAATGTTGAAATTGTTTTTTGATCTGTTGACGCAATTTATACTGTTTTTGGAAGTTAATATAGTAAGCAACCGTAGAAGTTATGATTTCAGACACAAAAGTCCATGAAAAATCCAATAAAATACCCTTCTGAACGCTAAAAACGCCTGAGAAGCCCGTGGTGAGCAGGAAAATTCCAACGAGACCTAAACCCTTCCCTATGCTAAGAAAATTGATTGTGAGCCAAATGAGAGCCACAAAAATTCCGAAAATAAAAATTTCGGCTGCTAAATGCCAATCTGGAATGTAAGGAGAGTTTTCAATCAAGATTGACTCAGATAATGCTGCTTGGATTTTATGTGGTTCTAATAATCCAACTGGAGTTGCAACTTGAGGCATAATGCCATTAGCAGTAATTCCAACAAAAACAAATTTATTAGCAACATTCATTTCTTGTAAATCAGTTTGCGGAGTATCTACCCAACTAATCCACTTACGACCAAGACTATCTGTTTTGACTGGTGGCAATCCTTTAACTCTAATTTCTTCTATACCAAGATCATTAGTCTTAATAACATAAGTATCAGCACCTACTAATGCTTTTAATACCTCTGTACCAAATGCAGGAACATATCCATCAGGGGTTTTTAATAATAAAGGGATTCTACGAACAAGGTTGTCTATGTCAGTGGGTGCAGTTGCTATACCCTGTTTCACATGATTTCTAAGGTTGATAGTATTTTGAACTACACCCTTAGTTAACATACCACCTTTTTCATCGCCTAGGATCACCGTACCAATTGTTTCTGGGTATATTTGATTTGGGGCTTCAAACATAGCTAATATTGATGTACCTTGTTGAAGAGCCTTTGCAAATTTTTCATCTCCCCCGAATCGGTCAGCGTGGGGGAAAGAAATAACCCAACCAACACCTAACGCACCATTAGACATAATCTCATTATGGATCTCAGCTAATCTATCTCTAGGTAATGGATAACCACCTTCTCTATCTATATCTTCTTCGGTAATGTTTAATATAGTGAAGTATCCAGATGGCTCAGGTTGTTCTACTAAATAATCAAATACTTTTAGTTTAAGTATTTCTGTTGGTGTGCTTTGAAATACTAAAGGTGCTCCTAGTATTATTAATAATAGTAATAGTATTCTCATTAGTTGCTTTGGGTAATTTTAATAGTGCTGCCCTGTCCTCCATTTATACTTATAACTCTTGATACTCCATCTTGTATTAGTATGACGGTATAACTTTTATCAGTATCTATATCTATTCTTGCTGTGCTGTTTACACTTCGTATGACAGTTAGCTTTTCACCTGTTATATAAGTTGTTATTTGTGTATCTAGATCTTGTCCAAAATTAGTGCCAACAATATTAAGTGTAGTCGCATCTTGTGCTAACTGATCTTGTTCTTCGGCTACCTCTAGTTCATCTAATATATCTAAAAGATCTTCAAGAAAGTTAACATCAAGCCAATTATAATCAAGCTCTGTAAACTCAAGACTATCATCATCTAAATAATCTGCGTCTAACTCTTCAAACTCTAAATAGTCTACATCTAATATATTATTAGTTTTTTGTGTTGCATCTTCTTCTGTTAGCTGTATGTTTTCTTTGGGTGGATTAACAATCAGCATATTATCTATTAGTTCTAAAGTAAGATCTAAAATAACTGGTTTTGTTGGTGGCTTTTCATATACATCTACAGTAGTTGCTTCATATGGTTTATTAAGGGTAACTGATCCCATTGCGGTGGTTACTATTATTTCCCCGCTAGCCTCACCCTGGTCATTTGGCAGAAGTATTAGAAGCGATCTACCAGTCTCATCAACGGTAACTGTAAAATCAGTTCCACGAATTGCTATGTTGGCTGTAGGTGTTTTAAGATCTATGTTTTGTTTATCTATCTTATTTAAAGCACCAGTAATGAACCTAGCGGTGCCAAGCCCAAAAGAGATAGCCATTTTAGAATTACTAGGATTTGGGTCAAAGATATATTCATCTATAGTTAGTTGAGAATGTTCAGTTAGTTTTACTTTAGAGTCATCTAAAAAAGTAATAGCCATTCTACCATTAGTAGTAACGGCACGATCATTTTGTTGAATATTAAAAGCTAATTCAGCACTATAAGGCTGATCTCTGACTACTTGTGCAGATCCGTTTAACTCAGATATATTGCCAACATCAACAGCTTGTTGCTGTTCCGCTATCGTTTTGAACGATACAAATATTAGAGTTAGAAGCAGAACTTGTAATAGAGAGCCAATCTCTAGCAAGCGTTGACATCTGTTTAATGTTGTATGTATTAGAGCTACCATCTAAATCCAAATAAAAATAACCAGAATCTGAAGATGTAGTTCCAGAGTATCCATTACCTAAAAAGTTTATAGTATTGCTACTACCATTAACATCTACATAGTTTGTGGCATTCTCATAATCAATATCAAAATCAAATGTATTAGAGTCTCCTGAGATAATCCAATCTAAATCTAGATATGAAATATCATCATCTTCACCTGCTTTTAAATCAAATGTGTTACTGCTACCAGTCACATCTATGTTCATATTTACATAATCAGCAGTAATTAATCCTGTGCTATTCATTAATAAATCAAAAACATTAGAATCACCATCAAACTCAAAAAAACCTGTAAAGTTATCACCATCGATGGCATCTGATCTAAAGATATTGCTACCACCTATTTGGTTAATATCAAGTGTCATTGAAACACCATCAAGGTCCAGTGCCGTCATGGTTCCTGATACGGCTGAGGTTCCTCCAATCAAGTTAGATGATCCTAGCTGTTCTAAGTCTATTGATGCTGCATTTCCGCTTTGATCAACATAGACTTCGTTATCTGCTAATACAGATACACTAAATAATAAACCAATTAAAAACTTATTTTTCATTTATACTCCAGTAACCTTTGTTTGCTCCTTGCTTTATTGTTTCTAGAACTGCGGTCTCAATTGCTGTTTGTAAAGCTATGTCTATAGATTCGTTTCTGACTAAGCCGTTTTCTATTTCTACTAGCTCTGTTTGGTTGGCTACAAAACGAAAAACATCGTTGTCTAATGATGCACTTAATATTGTTTTAGTAACCAAAACCTCAAGCAACACCTTGCCCGTAGTTACGGAAACTGTGCGGAGAGAAACAGTGACGGTATCTTGTTTATACTGTCGAGACAATCCTATGCCTAGATATCTAGCACCAGCCCCTCCACTTTTAATGTTACTTTCGTAAGATATCACACCGCCCTGCATAATCAAGCCAGCAAACATTAGAGGTGGCAACTTCTTATCTTCGTCAAAGTCTTGTCGTGTACTTCTTATTATTTGCCTTTCCTTAGTTACATTATCTAAACCAACTCTTTCGACAACTTCAAAAAATCCTCGATTATCAGATCCTGCGTGTTTAAGTGCTCTTATTAAATAAGCATTGGGGGCTTGGGTAACGGCAGAAGAAAAGGTTGCATAAGAACTATTGCTTCGTCTTTGTCCTGTTTGATCTAAAAAAGCGTCAGCGTATATTGCTACTACTGGTTTTGGATTGCTAATTAATTCTGCTCGAGCTAATTCAGGCACCAATAATGAGCCTATCTGTGCTGGTTCTGTTCTCTGTAATGGTGGTAAATTGTTATCTATTGGGTCAAATAATAACGCACAACTAGAAAGAGAAATCACCAAGAGGAAGTTGTATAATAGTTTCTGAGCCATCGCTTGCAATAATAGTTAGTGTGATCATACCATCCTCTATAGTGTAGCTAATGGTATTTCCCTCTAGTTCAAATGTTCCTTCAGTTGACTGAGTTTCTCCAAACATATTTTCTACTATTTGCCTGGAGATCTGAGCATAAATTCTAGATTCTAAATTACGAATAAATCTTGCAAGAGTTGTGTTTTCAGCATCTCTTTTCAATTGATCTTGAAGAGCTTTTATCTCTTCTTTGATTGTCATTTTTCTAGTATATTCTTGATTCTCAATGGTTAAATAATGAGAAGAAGTTCCTATACCACTAAATGATGGAGACTTGAATTTGTGTACCATTTCATCTGCTGATACAGATAAACATAATATAAATAATAAACTAATCTTTCCTTTGATCATCTCTTTCCGCTTTTGCTATCTTTTCAATATCTATTAAATTAGGAACACCTAGTAGTGTTTTTAATAATACATCTTGTCTGATAGTCTGATTATCTAGAGCTCTTACTCTGTCAATTAAAGATACTATAATCCCATATTGAGTATCAAGTTTGGTGGAGATCCTCTCCTCCATCGTGTCTAAACTTACTTGAACTTTATCGTCTAAAGTATCTAGTTTTTGCTCCATACCATTAATAATTTTCATTATTAATTTCCAAACAAAATAACCTAAGCCTAAAGAGGCTGCTATCGGAAAGCCAAGTTCTGTAATTAAGCTAACAGCTTCATCCATCAGTCTACCAGGTTAGTCCACATATATTCTTCTGCTGCTTCTAATGTGGTAAAGGTTTGCACATCTTCCTCAGTGTTATTATCCACTATAGTAAAAGTAGTCTCATCATGTTTGACAATGACATAGGGAACATTGGTTATAGGTCCTAGGCTCATTATAAACCTCCGCCTCCGCCTCCAGGTCCCGCTGTGCCTCTAGTAGCAGTTAAAGAAATAACTTTAGAGCCACTATTATAGCCGCTTGAATTTGGGTAGTAAGTTCCGCCTAAAGAAGCTCTCATGTAAAAAGTTACACTACCATTGACATATCTAGTTCCGCTACCACTACTTACTGTTGCTAACCATTGCCATACAGGAGAATAAGTGCTGGTACTTACAGTTGTCCAAGTATTAGTGGCAGGACCTGATGTTGATGATGTGCCAGCCCCTGAAGTAGTAGTGCTATACACGGCTTTTGCTTCAAAGGTTGCACTATCTAGACCTACATAACTTTGATATGCATAAGAAAAAACCGATGCTGCACCTGAGTTAAAGGTTGTAAAACGATGCTCTAATCTGTCATTTGCAGTGTCAACCTTTTGACCATAATTACAGCCTACCTGTGCATAAGTAGAATTAGTGTAACTTTGATTGCCCCAAGGGTTTGGGGCAGAACCTACTCCTGATAGAGCCCAGGTGTTTAATGAGATACCAGAAACACCACGCCATTCACTAAATGACATAGTAACTCCTGAAGATTTACTAATTAATCCTCTAACATCAGAATCATTTAGCGACATTGGATTTGCTGTTGATACTGAACTATCTTGTGCTGAATTGTCCGCTTCATCTTTAATTTGATAAAGACTAACTGAGTTAGGCGAAGCGGGAATGGTCATTTATTTATCCCCAAACTGCATCGCATACTGATATCACTAGAGCATCTTCGCCAGAATAATCTGTTGCATCGCCATCATCTTCTACAAACTTTTGCAAGCTTATAGATCTGTTTAAAACGGCTGGAAGCTGTTCATCACTAGGATCATCAAAAGTATCTATATAAGTTACATATACGCCTGGATGAGCTGCATTGCTTGTTGCTTCAGCTTCAGCGTCCATAGCAGGGTGCACCTGTATTGATTGCACTGTAGTTACTTTAGAAATTGCCATTAGTTTCCTCCTTTAAGGTTATTAATTTCACTTTTAAGTGACTCTATTTGTTCTTGTTGCTCTTTAATAGCTTCAATTAAAAGCCCTACCATATTACCATAAGCAACATTTTTTTGTTTAAATTCGGTAGAACCATCTTCTGCTGTTTCTGATACTAAGCTCTTTAAAACAGGAACTTTTTCTATCTCTTGAGCTATAACTCCAAGACCTTCTTTGCCTGTCTCTTTCCAATTATAAGTTACTCCTCTAATTTGTTTAACAGTATCTATAGCATTTGGGATAGTTTTAATGTTTTCTTTTAATCTTTCATCCGAATAAGCCGTGACATTACCAGCAAAAGTTACATCGCCAGTCCTATTCATAGTCATAAGAGCTGTACCCCAAGAGTTTGAGACATAACCATGATCTTTTTTAATTCTAAATTGGTCATCTGTAAAACCATAACCAACCGACCATGATTCGCCTGACTCTTGTCCAGCTGTAAATATCATAGATGGTCTGTCTGAGTCTGAGGCATTGTCTTGTCTAATTTCTAAAACATTACCCCAGGCTCTGTTTCCTCTTGTGTGAGTAAGTCTGTGAGATGGGTAATTAGCAGTAGAACCATCATAGCCAACTGTCCCTTGCAGATGTTGTCTAAAGTCAGATGAAGTAAAACTTCCCCCTACAGTGCCATTAAAAGTGACAGCATTAGGATAAAACACATCTCCAGTAAAGGTGTGTTGCCCACTAGAATTAATTTGCCATTTGTAACCACTGCCAGTTCCGCTATTTTTGTAGACATAAAAAGTGCTTGACCTACCCACAACTTCCCATATATTAGATCCGCTAGTATCTAAAAATTGGATGATGTTCCCACCATTATTTGATCTGTCTTGTATTTTGATTGCTCTTGAGTCTGTAGTTGTGGAATGGAATTTTGCACACTCTGATGCCCCACCAAAGACCTCAAAGTTAGGGTAGGTTCCACCACCACCAAACTGAGCTATAGTTGTGTAAGAGTTTGCAGTTGTATGAGCATAGTCTATGTGTAAAGGTAGCCCTGAACCTGGATCTGATTTCCTTAGCCTATGTCTGAACTGACCTGTTTCATAGTTACCATCAAAGAACAGACCTAGGTTGGTATTGGTATTATTTATATTCCCTGTATGTATTCGCAGTGCACCTATATCGTTATCAACACTGCCCAGTGCCATTTTTGTCCAAGCGGTAGTTGCTGAGTTATTGGTTTTTCTGACATAAAAATCTTGGTCAAAGAAACTTCCTGCAATTTGCATAGAATAATTGTTAGCGTTGTTTGAGTGTCTAGCTTCAATCAAATGTTGCCAAGAAGAAGCACCTGAATAATAGTTGGTAGGTGATGCAGTCTCAAAAAATCCTGATTGTGAACCAGTAGCACCAGCATTATCTTTAGTAAATGTTCTTGATTGATTAGAACCATATTGAACGCTTGATGAGTTGGTAGTGGAATCAACAGTAATAGCTGCTGTATATAATCTGCCTGTTAAGTGGGCATCACCTGTGACATCAAGAGCATGGGCTGGAGAGTTATTTAAGATACCAACTCTTTTACCATCCCCACCAGTAAAGGCTTTAGTTACTGTTAAAGTATCGTTGATAACAAGTTTTCTACCATCGGTTCCTCTTGTCCTTGCATATAAGAAAGCATTACCAGCGGTGTTATATCCAATAGACATACCACTATTACTACCATCTTCAAAGCTAGCAATACCCCAATCGTTAGTGTTTGCAGTGTGATTGTCTCCGTTTCTAACATCAAGCTGAGCAGTTGGAACTGTGCCAACTCCTAATTGTTTTATATAGGTTTTGCCGCTTGCAGCATCAACCTGCATTTCTGTATCCCAACCACTAGAGAAAACTCCCCATGATTTAGAAGCATCCATATGCCAGCCAATAAATTGAGTACCAAATACACCTCTTGAAGTTGAGCCTTTAATGTAATACTGATCCCAGCCAGAAGCATCTGCTGCTCTTAAAAATCTAACTACCGATGAGCCTGTCTCATCTGTATTCCCTGAGCTAAAATTACCAAGTCTTATCCCAGCAGAATCGTTGTAACCGTAAACTCTATTTACCGCTAGTCCAGTAGTATTAAGTTGACCATAAGTTGTACCACTTATTGCGAAATTAGTATTTGTAGTTGAATCTAGTGTAATTGGGTAGCCTGAATCTATATGGAAACCAACAGATGCTCTGGTATCATATGGCAACTTAATAGCTGCATAGTTTGTACCTGTAGTATTAAATGTCCAATTGACAGCACCAATAGTTCCGATTCCACCTGATTTTAAATTTATTTCAGCATTATCAGAATCTAATAATAGATTACCAGATACAACTAATTTTTCAGATGGATCACTACCTTGGTTCCCTATAGCAACATTACCACCATGACCTTGTAAGAATAAAGGACGGTCATTTGAGACTCCAGATTCTGTTACTTGTATAATTGCACCACCGTTTGTCCCGTGTGCCTTATCGGCAATTATATACAGATTTAGGTTTGTATTATCTGAGTCTCTGACCTGGAATTGTCTATTACCTGCTGTACTAATAACTCCATTGTTATCAAAAGTTGCTACGCCATTTGTTTCAAAATTACTATTAACAGTAAGACTTCCGCTTAATGTCATATTATTAGAGAAATCTAAATTAAAAGCTCTTTGGTTAAAGTTAATAAGGCTTGCGTCTGTATGAGTAGCGGTTACAACAGTAACGGCAGTTGAGGCAACCATAGATGGAGTAAATCCACCTTGTTTCCATCTTGTTCCTGTAAACCCAACTTTTCTGCTAGAAGTTTGTGGGACATAAATAGCTAGATAATTAACTGAGTTGTAGGTAACTACTGATAATTTATAGCCACTAGAAGCACTATATCTTGAGACAATAGTAGATGACCAAGCTGTCTTAGCACTAATATCAACAAATTGATGGATGTTGAATGAACCAGTTGAACCTCTATCAAAGAAAAACATTCCATCAACACCAGCAGCATTTTGACCATTTGCACCTGTATCATATGGACAAACTAAAACATAATGAGGAGTAGAATTATCTGAAGTGCTACCAAGGTCTTTATGGATAACATAATCATCTACATTTGCAAAAGTGTTAGCGTCAAAGTTTACCTTTCTACTGCTATCTATTGCTGTGGTGCCATTTATTTTTAATTCATGTCCTGATGTTAAATTAAGGTTGGTGGCAAATTCTGAATCTGCTGTACCAACTTTTAAATATGTAGCTGAAGTGCCATCTTTAACTCTAAAGAAATTGTCTTGATTATCTGTTGTGAGGTACCAAGTATGACTGCCCGAATCTTCTAGAGCAATAGATGCACCAGAGCCTGTAGATACTGTTAAGCCATTGGCTTTTAAATTTCCGCCTAAAACATGGAAATCTCCGCCTGATTCAAAGGTAAAATATTTATAAGAACCACTGGCACCTGTTCTAACGCTTAACTCATTTGCTGCACTTCTGTAAATATATAGCTGCTCAGAAGAGTTAATAAAGATTCCTGAGTTGGTTGTGATTGATCCTGTTGAAACAATGCTACCAGAGTTTATAGTTCCTACTGTAATATTAGGTGTGCCATGTAAGCCTGAGGCATCAAGGGTAGGAGCACCCTCAAGCACCCAGTTCCCATTGTTATAGTCATAATAAAATTCTCTGTTATATAGAGCACTACCCTCTGGGAAAGGTACTATAAACCAACGATCATTAGTTGCGTTCCACCTTGATCTCATTTGGTGGGCATTGGTGTTGCCAGATGCTGCACTTGGGGCTTCCCATATTTGTCCTGTTTGGTTTGTAGTGGTTAAAGTACCGACAGAATTTAAGTTACCGCCATTAAAATCAAAGTTACCAGCAGAATTTATAGTTAATCTTGGTGCGTTTGATGTTTTTAAAATAATATTAGCAGCATCTGTTGCCTGTATTTCAAAATCGCCTGTTCCTCTGTGAATAATTTCTGAAGTTGTATTGGCTCCGCCATCACCTCTAATAATCCTAAAACCATAATCTGTATAGGTTGTATCACCAACTAAATCTATATACGCAAAATGGTTTGCAGTTGTATCTGTACCAATTTGTAAAAATCTTTCGCCTGTACCTGAGGCATCTATATTGATGCTGCCACCACTTGTAATACCACTTGTTGTTGATAGCTCTCCAGTAACATTCACCCCATGAGAAAAATCAAAAGTGTCTGTAGCTGTTTTCCACAACATTTGAGCATCTTGAGTGCTACTTACAGCATCTTGAATAGTAATACCAGCATCGTTGGCTGATCCTGAAGAGTCTCCTGTTGAATAGTTAAGGGTTATGTTCTTATCTTCGACATCTAATGTTGCGGTGTTTAGCGTTGTCGTAGTGCCATTTACTACTAGATCTCCCTGCACTGTAAGACCGTAGTTAAAAGTAGCATTACCTGTGTTAGATAGGTATAAGTTCTTATTACTTGAATGACCTATTTCTAATCTATTAGCAGATTCATCAACTCTTAATCTAAATAAAATACCATCGTCAGGTCTAAAGGTTAGCTGTGGGTTGGTAGCATCTATTTCAGTCGTTCCGCCTAAAACAATATTGCTGTGCAATACTTTAAAATTAACAGAAGAGGTGCCACCGCCTGCTGCCTGGAAAAGAACATCACGACTGCTTGATTGCATAGCAGATGAAGTAACAAAAGAGAACCCATTGTCTGTGCGATCCATAATAAAGTCGCCTGCACCATCCATTTCAAAGCTAGCACCATTTTCTATGGTTACATTTTGACCAAAGGTAGAAGTTCCATCTACCTCAAAAGCATTGCCTACTTTAAACTTTCCATCTTGGAAAAGATAAAGGTCAGTTGTCCCTGCTCTACCGATTCTGAGGTCATCTTGATAAGTATCGATTCTATAGTGATCGTAAGTGCCATCATGATCAGCAGCAAGTTTTAATTGTATTTCACCACCCTCAGCACTTCCTGTACCATTACCTTCTAGTGCTAATACGCCACCAGAAGAATCGGATTGACCTATATGCACATTGCCATAGAACCTTGCAAGTTTAGTGTCAGATAAGGTTAAAGCTTCTGATAAGGTGCCATTAGATTCTGTGTAAAATCTTATTTCCCCGTCATCGTAGCCAGTGTTTCTGCCTTCTATCTTGCCAAAGGTTCTTAAGGTAGTGTTGTTGCCGTAAGCTCTAAATAATATTTCGGCAGAAGTCATGGCTCCTGATGAAGATGCTGTACGATCTAGAACAAGCCTTCCTCCTGGGTATGCTCCTGTTCTGGATGTTATATCTCCGCTTGATGTAATAGCTCCACTGTTAATGGTTCCTGCAAAAGTGCTATTTGTATCTGTAAAAGAAAGAACATTTGTACCTGCTACTTCATTTCTTACTGCAAGAACATTGTCAGCACCGCTTTGCCATATTCTCCACTTAACAGCACCCGCAGTTCGATATAAAAGATTGTTGTGATATGAGGTGCTTCCTCTATCAATTTCAATGTTCGCAGCACCGCCGCCATCAGCAATGAGTTTAGCATTAGCAGTTCCAGTTGTTGCAGATGTTATGATGCTTGAGCTAGTAATTGAACCGCCTGTTGAAAGATTGTTAGTAATGCTGACATCGGGAGTGCTATCTGAAGCATTAGCACCCACAAACTGCATAACAGAAACATTACTTGTTCCGCTTACATTTTTGTAGAAAGTTAAATCATAACCACCACCTGTAATAAAATAATTAGCACCTGCTATATCATTTATTTTTATAGCACCTGCTCTTGAACCGCTTCCTATTGTGACTAAATCTACAGTTCCATGAGATGTTAAACTCACATTATTTTCTGTTAGTAAGTCACTAGCACTTATGCTGCCTGAAAGGTAGAGGTCTTTGAATCTGCCTGTGGATTCACCTAAGTCAATAGCATTATCTCTAAGAGCATTAGTAGAACCATTCCAAGGAACAATAGTATCTAAATCATCTGCAAATCTTATAGCAGTATCACCATCACCTATGTATAAACGATTACCAAAAGAGCTACCAATAGTTCCAACTGTTGAGCCATTTTTACTAAATACTGCAATATCTCCATCATTATCTAAACGATTAAGTGCTAATGGTGCTCCTTGATAACGAGCAGCAGCTATATAACCTTTAATACCTGCAACACCAATGTTAATGCCTGGAGTATTTCCTGTATTATTTGTGACATTATTATCAGTAGTTCCAACTAACAGATTGCCTGCAAAGGTGGCATTTTGTGAGGTGTCTAAAGTTAAAGCAGTAGTTGCCGCTGTTCTAAGTCTAATGGAAGCAGAATCTTGAGTTTCTATATTAAAGTTGCCTGTGCCTCTGTGATAAATAAATGCAGAAGAATTAGCCCCAGTATTATTTCTAATGATTCTCAAGCCATAATCAGAGTAAGTAGTATCACCAATAAGGTCAATAAAAGAATAGTGATTAGCTGTAGTATTAGCACCAACTTCAAGAGAAACATTATTTGTGCCACTTGCATTTATATTAATATTTTGACTACTACTTATTGCACCACTTGAGACAGCTGCAAACGATGGGGTAGATGTACCGCTATCTAGGTAGTCTTCTATCTTAGTATTTAAGGATGCTGTTGTTGCCTGGTTAGATGCATTACCTATGAAGATGTTACCGTCATTAAGGTTTGGGGTGTCATTTGATCTCCCCGCACCACCTACCTTAATAGATCCTGATGAGGCATGAGATTTTTGAACTTTACCTATGTTTTGTATTAAAGAAGATTCACCTGTTGGCTTTGAATTAGTTAATGCTCCTGCGGTTGTAGAAACATATAAAGTATCACCAAGGCTGAATGCAGAAGTATCAAGACCTGAAATGGTACCAAAGGTTACAACCTCTGTAGATCCATTGGCTGATGCTGCTGTCAATACCAAGCCAAAAGCTGGCATTTTACTTGTAAAGTCTGCGTCTGCTAAAGCAACTATTGGAGTATTGCCAGTGATGCCTGAAACATACACCGCATCACCTTTAGAAACAGCTTCACCTGCTTGGGCTTTAAATATAACTGCACCACGAAGATCTCCGATAAATTCATCGGCAGTAACTTCGCCTGCATCTACTTGTGGGAATGTTTCTAGAACTTTAGCAACTAATCTAAGCTCTATTAAGTCGCCTGATACGAATGCTCTGGCTGTAGTATTGTCTTGTCCACGAACAACTGTAAGCGTGTTGCTGCTGATAGCCGTGACTTCAACTATCTCATTATTTGTTCCATCATCTATGGTGCAATAAAATATATCACCGCCAGTAAGTGATGGAAAAACTGAACCATCCGCAACGGTGATTGTTGTAGCACTGTTGCTTATGTTACTGGCAAGTGTTGTCCTTGCATTGTTACTAAAGACAATTGCCATTAATTACCTCTTTTTTAGCTAACTGTAACTGTCCAGGTGATTGTCATAGAGTCAGCAGATCCTTTGTTTACAACTGAGAAAACTGTTCTACATAACATGGTGCCACCTGATGAAGCATTAAATATACCTGCTTCTGTTACCGCACCTGTACCAGTTCCTGCTCCAAAAGTAGCAACATAAACGATGTCATTGTCCGTAACTGTTGTTGAAGTTAGGGCTGTTCTACTTCCTGATAATTCAGAACCTAGGGCGGAGTCTGAAGCAGCAGCAGCTGTAGAACCTGTACCAATTGCCATATGTGACATAGCAGAATCTGTTGTATCTTTCATTCTAGACGCAACAAAATCTTTTCCGTCACTAACAACAATATTTGGAACCTCAGCAACGACTTCATCGTTAAGCTCGATCTTTAATTTACCTGTCAGTTTAAAATTATCGACTATCATTTTTACTCCTAATTAAGAGCACTTGTATTAAGTGCAGCAGTATTTAAGACACTTTTTGAACTTACGATTACCTTCAAGCTAATGCTTTCAGACATAGTTAAAGTATCATCAATACTTTTGCTAAAAGATATCACATCTTGTTCTGATATGGAAAGGCTATCTGCCTTTGCAAGGGCTTGAGATTTAGCTAACTGCTCACTAATTCCAAAGGAATCACTAAAGGGTTTAGCAACTAATGTAGCTGCCTGTTCAGACATAGTTGCTGTATCAGATAGGGGTTTAGTAAAGTCAAAAACACTATCCTCTGATAAGAATGCCACATTGGTTTTTTCTGAACTTACATCTGTTTGTAATGGGTCATCAACACTAGCTACATCATCTAAACTAAATGCATCTGAAAAAGATCTAACAAAAGAGACTGTTCTGCTAAAGGATTCGCTCATAGTGAAAGAATCAGAGTGAGGAGCTTCAAACAATAAAGCTGGTGCCTCGCTCATACTTAGCGTATCTGATTTAGGTAAGCTTAAGTCTTTAGCGTCTGTCTCACCCATAGACACACTATCAGACTTACCAAGCCCTAAGTTAAATATAGAATCTTCGGATATTGAGAAACTATCACTAACATTCTTGCCTATAGCAAAGTCTGCATCTTCAAAGATTAGAACAGAGTGTTGTATTCTTTTTGAAACATCAAATGTTTGATCATCGCTAAAGTTGAAGTTGTCATCTGTAATAGGTCTTTCAAACAAGATGGCTGGTTGATCAGAAAGTGTATAGCTATCACTAAAGTCTCTTAAGAACTCTAATAATATATCTATTGACTCAAGCATAGTTGCTGAGTCTGATAAGCCTTTAGCGACATCAAGGGTTTGTTCATCTGTAAATGAAAAAGAATCTGTGAAAGGTTTGTTTACTGAGTAAGCTAACTCTTCCAACATACTCAAAGTAACTGCATTTGGATTACCTTTAGTAAAGTAAAGATTCTTAGTATCTGGATCTACCAGGATATCGGCAAATAGATTTAAACTTTGAACAGCAAGATTTGGTTGTACAAAATTAAGCAATACCCCTGAGATAGGAGCAATAACAGATGCTGATACACCTAAATTTGGATCAAGGGTTGAGGTTTGTAATGTAGGGGAATTAGACTCAGCGGCTTCTACTGTAAGAGAAACCTCTTGGGTTTTGACACTTACTTGTAGGTTCGGATACTCTACAACTAATCTTATAGCCATTAGTCAAAGTCATCTCTCACATTAAATTTAATTAAATCATTAACGGTCTGTATGTTGCCATCAGATTTGGTTATTTCTATTTCTCCCTCGTAAAACCCTGCCTCAGTAAATGTTGAACTGGTAAATACCATGGCACACTTACCTGCGGTAGCATTTGTAATAGAACAAACAATAGTATCAACAATAGCTGTTGTACCTATTTTTCTTATTCTTACTCTTGTTGTAGAACCTGTTAGATCTATAGGGGCAAAAGTTGTCGGATCTTCTGGATCTAATGTTTTTCCAGTAGCCGCAGTATTTGAATCTGTTAAAGTAAAGTTAAGCTCTGGATGTGTATCCCCAACTACTACTTTAATTGTTGTTGAATATGCCATTACATAAACTCCTGGTATTTAACTGTTAAAGGAGCACCTACTAAGCCATATTTAGATTTTCTAACAGCTTGTGCTTCACCTTTATCATACATTCTTTTGTTCAGATCTGCTGCCTGAACATCGCTCCAAGGACTATCTTTCATCATTTGCAATCTATACAAAGCACCATGAATAATAGTTTCTTGATACTCATTAACAATTATATTAGGAATTGTTGTTGCTGTCGCTGTTGGCTTTAAACTATATAGTGCATATAACGAATAGTTTTTATCTGGGGTGGGTGCGAATAATATAATCTCTTGATTTCTTTGTGAATAATATTTAGGTCTACCTTTACCATAAGCATCAATCAATGAAGGTGTGCCTATTAAAGACTTAGGCTCTAATCTTGATAAGCTTTTTTCTGAAACCTGATCATTCGATTCACCAATCTCATAATAAAAATCAATAATGTGGTTTAACTCAGTTCCTGTTGGGATATCTAAGTCGGCAGCCTCATACTCATTAATCCCTGTAACTGTTTGAAATAGGGTTAGTTCTGATAAATAAATATCAGTATTTACGCAAAAATCTATTATAGTATTTCGCAGTTCTTCAATAGCAATAAAAGACGGACAGCTTGGAGCCTCTCTTTTTACCTTAGGTACTAATGATTCTATCTTTTTTGCTACTGCCATTATTCATTATTGTGCTGGTGTTGATGGTCTTGGAGTAGATCCAGCATCAACTTGGTTTTTAATTCCTAGTGAATTTTGAAAAGACTGTAAGTAGACGCCTGATCTTTGGAGATCACCTGCATACTCAGTATCTTTCTGATATGCCCTATACAACATGAAATCTAAAATAGCATTAGCGTAAACATCATCTAAAGAAATAACTGTAGTATCAGAACTAAAATTACTAATACTTATATCTGTAGGTGCTGAACTATAAACAATTTCTATAGTTGCATCTGATGCTGTTGTATGTGGATAAACATAAAATATTTTAGGATCTAATGGATCATAAACATAATGCTCAACATTAGTTCCCGTTGTTCCGTGCCAGTCTTCTATTTGATCGTCTAATACTCTTCTTTCAATATTTGTTATTGGTTTAGAAGATGGATTTGAATTTCTGTAAATAGATAATAATCTAAGAGCTGCACTCGGCAAACTCTGTTTAGCACTATCAGCAACTAAAGTAAAAGACGCATTGACTGGGTTTGCATCTGGTCTAAATAAAACAATCTCTCTTTGAGCATCATTCAAATAGTTCAATAAGGTTTGTTGTGACCATCTAACATTAGTCGTGTCTTGCAGAATCTCCTCTGCTCTATTGATAAGGTCAATTACTTTAACGGTTGCCATTTTATAATCCTAATACTTTTTTCTCTTCGTCTGTTAAAGATCCTTTGTCATATACAAATGACCAAAATTCTGGTCTATGCATTGGGTGCCAGGGAACTATTTTCCCGTGTTCACCTCTTGAAGCAATTGGATCTCCTGAGCTAGATTCAACAACAACTTCTTCGTCAACTTCTACTGAGTTTTCTAGTGAAGCATACTGATGCTCTAGATCTTTTAGTTTGTCTTTTGGGTTTAGAGAAACATCAAATTTCTCTTTTGCTGATTTAATTAATTCGTCTTTTGTCATAGTAACCTCGGTTTAATTATAACTATGCTTAAGTTATCACAAAAACATATATACAAGCTAGTAGGAAAAAAACAAAAAAGAAGGGGAGCCGAAGCTCCCCCCAAGTTAATATTAAGCTACTTGTAACTTAAATTCACCAATCGCTGTTGGTAGGATAACTTTGTATCCGTAAACAGACAGACCTCTAACGCCATCACCAAATGAAGACTCAAGTCTTACAGTTTCGGTGTTAGTCATTTGAGAAGCATAAGCAATAGCTTTTGGATGTCCGTACAGACCAGATGTTACACCAGCTGTTGTAGACAGGTTGTTAGATACATACATATTGAATCTATCAACTGTTCCGATGAAGCCATTTCTTAATGGTGAAACATTGTCACCAGTTAAGTATGCTTGTCTAAGTTCTGACTGTTTTAACAATGTAGCAACAGCTGGGTTGATGATCATGAATCTTCCATCTTCTGGAATATTATTTTCATCAAGTTGCTGTCCTGCATCAAGAATAAAACCAAGAACATTAGATGCTGTAATGTTTGATGGTGTAGCATTGATATCTGTTAAAGATGATCCTGCTGCAACATTTGCAAACACATCTTGCTCAATAGCGATTTTCATGTTCTGAGCTGCATCATTTGCTGCTTCGTTCATGAAGTCGATATCGGCTTGTTCTTTTAGAATGTCATCAACTTTAAAAGCATAGCTTTTAGCTTTGTCGATGTTTAACTCAATGGTAGATGAAGTAACATCTGAATAGGATAGAGATCCTGAGTAATCAGCAACTGAAACTGCTGGTACTGTTCTAATGTTAACTTTATTACCTAACCCTGAAATTTCTCCTTCGTACTCGTTAGTTGTTACCTCAGATAAAACGGTCTGAGCGTAAAACTTAGCTTGTAACTTTCTAGAGAATACTTCAGGTATAAAATGCTGTTCACCAGCTGCGAAGCTAAAGCTTCCGCCTGAAGATGAATATGCCATATTAATTACCTCTTAAATATAAAAAAAGTTTATCTAAAAAGTAGTAATCTCCTATGGCTTGACCCTTCCGTCAGCATAAGCCTGATCAATTTCTTTCTCAAGCTTTCTAAATTCTTTGTCAGAAAGTTTACCAATTTCTTGGGCAGTCCATATTCTTTTACTACTACCTACATTTTGTTTCCTGGCTTTAGAGAGTGAAGGTTCAACATTTTGTTTAGCCTTTTCTACTAATTCCTCTTTGGAAACTTTTTTGGAAACCAGACCTAAATCATTTTTATACTTTGATAAGAGAGCTATTACATCTTGAGCATCACCTTCAGATGCAGCATTACGCCACATTCTTGATTGTCTTTCTAGCCATATAGTGAAATCATCACTAGACGACACAGATTTCCAATCGGGATGCACATCAGCTATAGCTGCATAATGCTTCCTATCTGCTTCTTCTTTCTGAGAATCAAGAACTTTTTGTGTAGCTTGTTGCACTTTTTGATCAACAGATGCGATGCGAGCATCAACATATTTTTGAAGTGGTTTAACAATCTCTGGGTAATCTTTCATAATCTCACCAAGGTCAATATTCACCTCTTCTTTCTGCTGTTCAATCCGAGCCTCAGACTTCATTACTTCCATAGCTTTGATTTTATTATCCATCTCAGCTATTTTAGATTCGAGTTCTTTCTCTCTCTGGGTAGCCTTGGTCATTCGTGCCTGAGCATTCTTATACCTTTCTTCCCACTGTTCGGCAGATAACAAACCCTTATCGGATTTAGTTTCTTCTTCCTGAACCTCTTCTACATTCTGATCAGACGCTTCTTCAGTTTCCTGAGATTCATCGGGTGAAGCTTCCACATCTTCGACAACTTCTTCAGGGGTGTCTTCGACTTCAGCCTCTTCGGTAGCTAACCCTTTGGCTTCTGGTTCAGATTCCTGTTGAGAGTCTTGAATTTGTTTCAACATCTCATCAGCTTCTTTTTCAAGCTTTTCGGCGATTAACTCGCCTTTAGTTTTTTCTCTTTCCATTTTAACGGTCCTCGTTTGGGGGGTGTCGATTAAAATTATTTATATATGTTAGGTGTATCCCTACGGGAGCCTAACGAGTTGATTACTTTGTCAGCAATCTCGTCTAAAGATACTATAAACTTAAGAATGTCGCAACGCCCTTGACTAAAGCGGTAGTTGTCCGTTATTTCCAACTGGTCCCGCTCCATTTGGCGTAGGGACTCCATTTCTTCCATCAGGACCGACCATTCCGTCCCCATTTGGGACTTGATCAACTTGACCGCCTTGCTGGCTGGCAATGATAGCTTGTTGTAATGCTTGCTCATCCATTAACTCCTTTTGTGATTTAATTACTTCTTCTGGATCAATATCTAAGGACTTAGCAATATCAGTTAATAGTTTTTCTCTATCAACCATTTGTGCATCCATTGGATTATTGATCAGCGATAGGAACTGTAGCAATCTTTGTGATTGTACTTCCTTCTGTATCAGGGCTGTGGATCCTTTTGCAACTATACGCATATCTGACTTAACATTTTCATTTTCATTCCATGTCATGTTCCAGTCATACAGTGAGCGTATCATTGGTTGGGTAAGGTAGTCATCAATGTTTTTGATAACTGATTTTAAGACTATGTTTGCATTACTCATCAAAATAGAAATACCTGTAGCAGTTCTATTCAATGAGCTTTGTGTTTGTCCGTGGGTATAGGACGGTAGTGCCGTAGTCTCATCGGCAAATCTTCTAAATAATTCAATAACAGATACAAGTGCTGGAGAATTTGACTGAGGTTGATAAAAACGAACCATAGGCTGATTACCATCACCGCCCTCTCTCAAGAATACTCGCCAAGGGTAAAGCTCTGTTGGATCTTCACCAGATGCCATGATGTCTGTATTAACTTCCACCATAGGACCAGATGATAACGCAACATTATCCAAATATATTCTTGTAGCTGCATTCATAGTGGCTTGAGAATCTCTCATCATTCTAGGTACGCCAGTACCCCAGAAAGCGTGAGGATTCTTCTCGTAAGGAAATATGAAATAAGGTATTATGCCACCAGGTAAAGGATTAAGTTGTGCCTTAATAACCTTACCAGCAACTATCCATACATTTGCATGATACTCTTGTGAGAGATCATCTTCCTCGCCAAATTCAACGCCAGCGTCTTGTAAATCGTATCCGTTGAGAGAACCCCAGTATTCCATAACTTCAAACTTACCTGTTTGGGTAGATCTGTCATTAACATTAGCAATCTCTCTTCTGTCTTTTTCGTGTTGAGCTTCATCGTGATTTCCGTCTGGATTCATTTCTATGCACTCTTCTATAATCTCAGCATTGAATCCTGGATAATCTTTTAAATCTCTAAACTCTTGTCTTGAAATAATATGTCTTCTAAATAAATCTCTTAGGTCATCCATGCTAGTAGCATGAGGATCAGGATATAAATCAAATACTGATACAGCCTCCATTTCGGGGAATGCACTTTCTTCGTATATTAAATTAAAGCCTTCTTCTCCTTTAACCCACTTATGATCTCTGTCAACTTTAAGAGTTCCAGCTTTCATAGCACCAGTACCAAAGATAACTTGCTCCATAATGGCATCTTTCATTTTGCCTTCTAGGTTGCTTTCTATAGCTTGGTCAAGAATAGCTTCTTCCATATTCTCAACTCTACGCTTTGTTTCCTCTTGAATCTCTTCTTTTAATTCTTCTAATCTAGCCATGATTAAATCATCAACTAAACCAGGGTCCACTACTTCGGCAGCTTGCATAATTTCTAATGCAGCTCTTTCGGTAAGTTCTTGTTCTACTAGGGGTTGTTTAGAAACTGGGGTTGCTTCGATTGAAAAGAATTTTTGACCTGGTTGAAATAATAAATCCGTTATTCTAGAGAATGCTGCGAGTACCTTGGTTCGGGTTAGACCAACATAGACTTGTGATCTATCGCCTTTTGATTGAATCTTGGCAAGAACCTCAGGATCGTATTGACCCATGAACGCTCTTAGATCTTCAATCCAGTCATCCTCAATATCATCACGGGCATCTTTGTATTCTGTGTACTTGGATTCAAGTATATGTCCGAGTGAATTTAATTCCTGTAGTTCTTCTTCTGTGGCATCTACTGCTGCTGTTATGCCTTCGGGTCCTAGTTCTTTACTCATATCTTTTTAAAAAAATTGTTTCTTTACTCGCCTAAAGTTTTGTCTATGTTTTCTTGGCATACTGTTCAATCCAAATAAAGCTATAGCGTATGCCATTATTTTATCATCAAAACACCCATGTTGGGCATTTGTGATTCCTCTAGCGTCTACGACATAAGTTCGCAGCTCATCTATTAGCTCCATATCTACTATACCACTTTCTCCCTGGCGTAGTAAGTGTACTAAGTTATCAATAATTAAAGGTTTTGTCTTGCTTGTGGTTAAAAAACCTGCACGGCGGGTTAGGCGGTCTACATACGCATCATCCACACTTTGCTCAACATAGAGATTCGGATAATTTAATTCTTGTATTTTTCTGATGGTTGTCAGTCCGTGATTGTTTCTTTCAATCAATGTCCAGGCTTTGTTATAGAAGTGTCCGATCTTGGCAACTATGTAGGCGAGGTCAAACGGGTCCACATGACCAGACCAGGTCGCAACTTGATTGCCCATATGATCTAGCACCTGGATGCAAGAGTAGTCGCCATGCTCCAAGCCCTCCGAAACATCAACGCCAATACAGTATCTTAGAGAATCCTTTGGATTCTCGAAAATTTTTAGGAGCCCTTTTTCATGTGGCACGAACTCACTCTCACGCACATCGTATCGGGAAATCGGGGTAAAGCATTCTACAGCTGCTTGATCTATAAACTTCGGCTCAACAAATAATCTACCTGTTGTTAAAAAAGCTTCCTGCGGGGTAGACGGGTACTCTTGTCTAAATAGATCTTCGCCACCAAGCTCCTGGATTTTTAAACGCCTAAACATTATCTGCTCATCATCCAGATTAAACATAGTCTTAATATCTTCTTCTTCACGCTCTAATTCAAAGTAGGGGTCAACCTTCCTGCGGTAATCGGACATCATATACCAAGGTATAAAACATAGATCCCACTCACCTTCACCACGCAGGGATCGCATACACGCATCATAGAACCAACCACCTGCTCCATTCGCCGTAGATTCTAATAATATTTCTGACTCTGCTTCTGGAACGGTCTGAAGTAGCCCTGGAATGATATCGGCATTTGGGTAAAAGGCTACCTCAGAACCATGTAAATAATTAGTTGTCCATCCTCTCCCGACTTCACCAGTTCTCGCTGTAGCGATTCTCCACCTTGATCCGTGGGTAAAAGCCATAGAATTGCTAGTAGATTCTTTAAGATCAGGGGTCACTAATGGGTGGGGTAAATTATCATAGAAGTTTCTAACCATTCCAAAGATAGCTTTTGTGGATTCATTAAGGTGCGATACTACTACCGCATTCTGGTTTTGTGCAGTTACGGTCTTCCAAAATCCCCGTGCCTGGCAATAAGTAGATATACCTGTCTGCCTGGACTTTAATATAAGCATTCTAACCCTACCATGTTTCTGCATTTGGTCGTTAATCTGCTTATCTAGCAATAACTGTGCTTCGTTAAAATTAAAATCTATTAATTTACCTTGTTTATCTATGATTTTTAGACAATGTTTAGCGTATTGTCTGAGATCCGTTTTAAAGGTTTTTATAATTTTTTGTATTTTAGATTTTTCAGATTGCATTTGTAAAATTACATACCCCCCATAGGTCCATAGGGGGATATGGGTATATATGTATATGAGGTACCCAGCCCAGCACTCCCCGCCCCTTTATTTATAAGGCTTTCAGCGATGGTCATTATTGGATTGATCCAGTATCACCTAATTAAGGTGATCCTCTTTATTGTCAAATTCTAAGGTTTCAAACCAAGAATCTTTCATTGAAACTTCAAGCTTCTGAGAACTATCGATCATCTGATAATATTTCATCAAGAGCTCTAGAGCCTTTACACGGCTGCCTGCGGTATGACCTGCTACTTTGCCTAAGGCTTCGTCTTTGAGCTGCTCTATGATGCTGTCATGGTCTCTCAGATTGCGTTCTTTTGACTCAGCTAACTCAACTGCAAGCATTTCGCAAACTTCATCATCACTCATCAATCTGTAGCCCTGATTGTAAGCCGATTTCTCAGAGTAGCCACACCGTTTAGCAGCTTCAGTAGCGTTCTTGCATACCAAGAAATGCTGTACAAATTCTTCCTTTCTTTGTCTCATTGTCTTGTCTTTGATTGCCATAATTAATCCTCGTTATGTTTAGCTATAAGTTTACACCATTTGACCAGATCTTTTAACTCCATCGTGTACTTCATCATATTACAAGCAAGGCACACTAGAGCTATGTTTCCTTCTACATATCCTTGGTTGTTATCAATCCGATCTATAGAGATATTAGACAGGTGATAACCTGTACCATCTTTGATGTGAGTCATAGCTATACCAGTGTATAGACAGAGTCCTTTCTGATGATCATAAAGCTTGTGTAGATACTCCTTGTCTATGTTGAAGTCGTGTGTCTTCTTCCTTCTATGTGATAGCTGATTGTATAGGTTGTTTGTATAAGCGTATGGGCTTTCGCTCATTCTTTTTCTTTTCCCCGATTGACGGCAGGAGCGGCATTGTCTAGCTCTATATCCTTTAGTTATTTCAAAGCGGGTTATGTCCTTGCGTATATTGCAAGTTTTACAGACTCTAGACTTAGGACCAGTCGTATGGGGTTGAGTCTTTGATTTCGATCTCGAAGCTTTCGACATCCTTTAAGACCTCCCTAAATTTAGCCATAGCATTCTTGCTGGCAGAGACTGCTGGTTGACCAGCCATCAATGATGATCCAACAAGCAAGCATCCGTGGCTATCTTTCTCGGGGAAGTTTCCTACATGGAATAGGATATAAGTTCTGTTTGGTACCTCTGTGACTTCGAAGGTTTCACCAAATCTTTTGCTAGTATATGCCTTGCAAGTATATACACCATTTGGAATGCAGCTGACCTCTTTTTTATTTCCCCGCCAAGGGCGTTCAGCGATCCAAAATACATGATCTTTAACGGTTAATTTGCCAAGGGTGGCTTCTGGTAAATAAGCAAATCTCTCTAGTATTGCTTCGGGTTCTTTGTCTTTGAAAAACATAATTTATAAAACTAATGAGCTGCCAGCAATAATGACGATAACTGCCCAAGCGAAACGCTCCACCCAGCCAATATAGACATTTCCTTTCTGTTGATTTTGTTCAAGGGTTCTCAATCTAAATTCATGATCTTGCAGATCATCTTTCTGAGCGATCATACGCTCTTCCAGTCTAGGAAGTATTGAGGTTAACTCATGAACCTCAGACATTTTCTTTTCAAGGTTCTCAAGTCTCATTTCTAATGCTTGTAGCTCCATACAATTAATCTTTATGTAATGCCCTAAAGATATAGCATCTAAAAGAATATATCTACTGCATTGAAAAAAATATTTAAAAAAATGCTTGACACTATATATCGTATGGCATTAATATTGGAATCATTGTTTACATACACACACAAAAAGGAGGGAATATGAAACAATTATCAAAGCAAATGACCGTAGAAGAATGGGCTTCTACATGGGCTGACAAAGAAACAAGAGACTACATCTTGAAGAATGAGAGAGATGAGGTGAGATACCACAACAATGGTAAATCAAGTTTTAATTCTTTGTCTTATCCTATCTACGATGGTGACTACTACTTCGCATTTATTGGTGACAGTGTAAGGGTGAATGCTAAGTACAATGCTCAAGCTAACAGAGAGCTTAGAAAACTTGCTAAGTCTTCTCTAAGCAATGATGATCTATTTGACAGAATGCAAGACTACTTTGAGATGCAGTTCAAGAATGTTGGATCAGGTGACTCAATGACTAGAGAAGAGCTATGGTTCGCAATTCTAGATATCAGAGATGTAAGCGTATGTGATGTTTGCGGAGGAGGTGCGTAATGTTTGAATATATCGTATTTGGAATCGTTGATAACGCAGTCATGATCCTTGGGGCTATGACTGGATATGAAGTCGAGAAATTTTTACCTAAGCAATTTCAAAAAGGTTTAGGGGTAGTCTTTGGAGCTGGCATAGGAAACGCTGTGTCAGACTTCATGGGTGGTGCTGGTACTGGGTCTTGGGACCTAGCCTTTGGCACCGCTCTTGGCTGCATCATAGGGCTGATATTTATTCCGCTGTTTGTCATGATTGGCAAGCTCAGAGACAAAAGGAGGGTTAAATAATGTACGGCAGAAATGATATTGAAACTATGGAAAAAAAGTTAGTTGATCAAGGCGTGACTGACTGGGATTATTTGGAGCATCTCTGGGCTATTGTCCAGAGAGCTTGGAACCCTGAAAGGGATTACAGTGCAATGCTTAAAAATATGTACTACAAGAACTTACACGAAGGGGCTAAATTTCCGTTTTCATCTGTAATTAATAACACTACTGAAGAGCAACACTGAGAGGTGGCGAAACTCCCTTCGGGGAGTCTAGTGCGGGCAATTAAGCCTAAACAAAATTCCTAGGAGGGAATATGAATTATAAAAAAGAAATAGCAAAAAGAGATAGGGCTACCTATATCACTTTTGCTTTAATTATGGCAACACCAGTTGTCTTATCAATTTGGTTAGCAATAGCCTTAACTAACGGAGGGCAATCATGAAAAAGAATGATTTTAATCTAGATGCAATGCACCGTGATACATACGGTGAAGGCAACAGAGCCTATCAATTAAGAAAGGGTCATTGTGATCTATACAGTAAAGACGGCGTAGAGCTGTACTTTTCTTACGAAACTTTAGTAGCCTTCAAGGTTCCTAACTATCAGTTAGTATCCATTGAAAATTGCTGGGGTACTACAACAGGCAAACACCTTAACTGGATTGGTGAGCCTAAGGATGCAAGGTTGTCTTCTGGTGACTTTGAGAAAGTAGCTAAAGAATGTCTAGAGCCTTACGGGGTTCTAGATACTTCTGATCCTTCTGATCCTATGAAAACTGTAGGCATGGTATCTGCTATGTTTGATCTACTATGTCAAGATGATAAGGAAGCCTCCCTTAAGTATAGAAAGCGTTTCTATGCTGCTGGTGGTCTTTCTTTTCCCCCCGATTGGGACGAGCTGCCAGCTGCTGAGAGAGCTGAGAGATTAGCCAAGGTTGATAATGTAGCACTCAAGGGGGTGGAATAATGGATAGCATTAATAAAATAGCTTTACCCGCTGAAAAGTGGGTTGAGCTCTACGCTAGACTTTCTGAATATGTTTTAGAGTATTCATCAATTGATCCAATTTATAATGATGATGGCACCAAGACAGAAGAGAAGCAAGACGAGTTCTGCGATATTGTTGATAGCGTAGAAGAGATAATGAGAACAGTTTTAACCAAAGAGGTGCAATCATGAATGAACTTAATGATAAAAATTTGCGTAACGACTTTTTAAATGCTCACAAGTATTTAGCTGAAGCTGATAGCTGGGATGAACTTCTCTGGGATTATTTTGACGGTGATGACATCTTTAATGGTGATGCTAAATCACTTAACCAAGGAGTAGCGAGGGGTATTAATTTATACCTCTGTGAGCCAGATAAATATGAAGCTTATAATGAAGGCTGGACAATGGGATGCGGTTGGAGCATTCCAACGCTGGTCCAATATATTTCTAGGTGGGCATAATGAATAGCATTTATGAAAAAGCTTTAGAGGTTTTCAACTCTGGACTCTTCCTGCAAATGGAAGGGTCCTTTGGGAGATACTATGTCAACACCTTTATAGATTCAGGAATTATCAAAACCCTTGATGAAAAAGGATCGTTAATAACTGACGGCTACGGTAGAGAAGTCCAGCTGAAAAAATTTGTTATAGACAATGACAGAATTGATCAGCTTTGGATGGATGAGCCAGACTTTATGGAGGATCTTGAAGGTGACTTGTAAAGATTGTGAAGGCAGATCTAGAGTCGTTGATGTGCGTAAATTTGTTGACGGCTCAGTAGTAAAACGCAGGCGGGAATGTCTGGAATGTAAGAGAAGATTTACAACTTACGAGGAGGAATACAAAAGAAAAAGTTAATACAAATAAAACAATTAAGAGCGGGGTTTTTACTCCGCTTTTTTTTATCTTTTTTAAATGTCAAGACTGTTTTTAATTTTTCTTTTTGGTAATATGGAAAGTTCCGATGTTAGTTAAAGAAGCAATAATCAAAGTAGCCAGAGAGCTCAAAAACAAAGAAGAGAAAACATATCAAGATCCAAATCTATTGGAAGGATATCCACAAGATCTTAATCAAGACGACATCAAAAAAGCTATGCTTGCTATAGCTGCTGTATCAGAAACAATAGTTAATCTATATTAGATCTATTTCCCTGTAGGCATCTTCAAAATTGTTCCCTAACTTGGACCATTCAAGATCCCCATCAAGTTTATAAATCCAGCCACTAACTTTATGTTTTTTACCGTATGGGTTTTTAGGGACCCATCTTAAACTTACCCTATCAAAACCTCTTTCCTTAAATCTAAGTATCAGTTCTGCCTTTTTGCTCATAATAATCTTCCCAATATTCCTCGAATATTTTTCTAAATTGTTTAAGGGTGGGGATAGTGACTTTTGAAGCAGACTTTAATTTAGAAACATAATCTCTATATGCTTGAACTAACTGTTTCTCTGTATATAAAACCATTCATCAATGTAGCGTCACTCTGTCATTACTATCATAAACGAAAACTTCATTTAATTCACCTATGACATCAATACCTATACGGTGCAAAGCATCTTCTGCCTCTTCAGAGTCTGGTGCTATGATGATGAATTGTTGAGGCTCTAGCTGGTCTTTGACTAACTCGCCATAGAAGATCTTCATTTCTTTGGAGGAGATTTTTTACTTCCCCCCGAACCTGACCAGAGCTTCTTCCTAGCCCAGTAGTTCGCAGAGAATTTATCATTCTTAGTAAGCCCCCCTGATTTGTTTTTGATTCCAGCGGATCGTGCAAGATAAGACTTCCTAGCTTTACTAGAATAATTATGCCCATAATCTTTATGCCCAAATCTGACAACTTTAATTTCATTACCTTTCTTAGCTAGCACTTCCATTTTGTGCTTGCTTGATCCTGTATTTCTTCTTGGTTTATTAAATCCTGGATACTTCTTGCCACGATACATAACGCCACCAGAGACTCTTTTTGTGTCTTTAACTGTTGCCATTACTTCCTCCTATACCTTGCGGTTTTTCTTGCAATCTTTTTAGGTTGTTTAACGAATTGTTTACCAGCTTTATTACCTTTAGCTTTAGCTCTATTGGTAGCTGCTTTCTCTGCCTTTGTTAAGGCTTTCCATGCTTTATCTGGTAAGTATCTCTTTTTTCCCCGACTAGGCTTGCCGTCAGAAGTTCTCCACTTTTGCTTGCCCCACATTTTAAGGGATTTTTGAGATTTTTTTAATGCCATTATTTAAAATACTTATACTTATTTATAATTTTTATTAATGTTTCTTGGTTTTCTTCTGCGTCTTACTTTTTTAACAGGTTTTGCTGGTTTACCTTCTTTGACCCAAAATAACTTTGCTACTTTCCAACCGTCTTTGAGCCAATTCCAAAATCCTACAACGCATTTTTTAAGCCAGTTCCAAAAACCAAGCCACCATTTTTTTAATTGATCTATACCGAAATACATTATCTATATCCTCCGCCAGCTTTTTTATAGGCTACTGCTAGCATTTGTGCCTTTCTTGCAGACCATTGACCTGCTCTACCACCTTTTGTGCCTGCTTTAATTTGATTAAACAAGCGTTTACGCATAGCTGGTTTAGTATAATTACCTGCTGCATTTACTGTGGACTTTTTCTTTGTGGTCTTTTTACTTTTTCTTACCACTTTTTTTCCTGAGTCTTTTAAAGTCAGCACCTGTAATTTTATTTCTAGGCGGTGCGACTCTAGCTAGTTTCTTTTGTTTTGGTGAATACTTTTTAAATGGCATTACTTCTTCTTCCCCTTTTTAGCTTTCTTTTTTTTAGGCTTTCCATAACCCATACCTTTTTTACCATAACCCATTATTTTTTCCTCCAAGATTTTTTAGCTTTAGCCTTTGCCTTTTGAGATAGATCTCCATAATGGAATAACTTAACGCTAGATGCTGAATGCCTTACACCAGAGTGTAAAGATCCGTCTGGCATTTTATGGTATCCGCCTTTATGTAAAGTTCCATCCTTTTTGTAGTGGTTCACGCCTTTTGCCATTTTTATCCTTAAATATTCTAACTACTCTATGATAAACCATGTCTTTCATGCCTTTCATAGTTTTATTATGTTCTGGTAATTCCTCCCATGCCTTTTTTCTTTCTTCCCGAGTTGGCAAGCTAGCAATGGTTTGTGGGATTCCCATCTGCATAGATAGAAGATACACTAAATCAAACCATTTTTCATCTATGTCTGATATGTACTCTAGGCGTTCTTTATGAGACTTTAACAAGCCAATATTGTAGGCGTAGGCAAGAGCATCAACCTGACCAGATTTGTCAGTGTGTTTCATGCATTCTTTGCTTTACCTTCTCAATTAATCTATTGAGATACCATTGAGCTTTGTAAAGATCTTCAAGCTCATTTTTATGCTTGGCATGGTATCGCCATAAATACTTAATAGAGTTGCACTGTGATACAACCTCTTTTGAATTTGGATTAAGGGACGCAACTGTCTCTAGTGCGTCAATGCATTCTATTTCACCCGCTTTGTAGTGATCTGGATTTATATTATCTTTCATATTAATTCTTTAACCTTCTGCAATAAACTTTCTTCTGTTCCGTAGCGTTCTTCAAACTCATGTTTAAAAGGATGCCTAGAAACATAAAACTCGCTATTTACACCTTCTCTATGATGTCTAAAACATAGAGGTATTGTTTTTAAATGTGCGTCTGGCTTAGTCTTACCGTCTATGTGATGAACTTCAGCTGGACTATCACAATCATAGTGAACTCTACATACTATGCAGCCTAGCTGCACGATTGAGTTCATCCATAGTTTTTCCTGTTTGTTTGGGTTTCTGCCTTTCATATTCGTTATATAAAAAGTTTAAATTACTTAAAACATATTCATTATAAGGCTTTCCAAACTCTGTGTAATTACTATTTCTTGGTCTGCTATACATATGCTCTTGATGCATACGACTACAAAAGTCTTCAAAAGTTTCACGCTCCATATCTACTCCTCTCTAATCTATAGTTGGCTTGTTTAGTTCTCCATTCCTCGAACTGCATATCTACAGCAGCTTTCTCTGTCTGTAATGCGTCAAGTCTGGCTTTTGCCTTAGCTACTAACAATGATGCTTCGTAGTAAGGGTCTGATGCTTCAGCCTTGGATTTCTGGGCATTGTAGCTACGCTCCCCATCTTCCTTAGCTTTACATAGCTCGATCCAGAATACTCTTTTGAGATTTACTTCTGACTTAAGTACATCAACCCTAGCCTCTGATATGTTAGGTATGATGTCTCTTAACTGTTGATGAAAGTTTTCAGATTGGTCCATATTCTGTCCTCTGTTTTTTTCTTTCCCCGAAAGCCACCTCCTCAGGATCTAAAAACTTTGATCTAGCTCCGTCAAAAGCCAGTTCAAATTCTCCAGTTTCACCTAGACGGTTCTTTCTGATTATTACTTCGGCAAGGCTAGTATCTAATGAATCATAATATTCTTGCCTATATAACATTATAACCATATCAGCATCCTGTTCTATAGATCCTGAATCCCTAAGATCTGAAAGGACTGGTCGCTTATCCGTTCTCGCCTCCACACCCCGATTTAATTGAGACAACGAGATTAACGGACAGCCTACATCTTTAGCCAGCCCCTTCAGAAGATTGGAAATATAGGTCATAGATGCCGCCCTACTGTCTGAATTGCTTGGTGCTTTATTTGAAGTCATAAGCAACTGTAAGTAGTCGACAACAATTAGATCTATATTTTTAATTGCTTGTATCGCTTTGGTTTTATTTATTAAAGTTTCTATTGTTATAGGTGACTTATCGTAAACATATAAATTAGTCTCTGAAAGTCTTTGTTCTATAGTATTAAACTTATCCCATTGATCTGCGGTTAGATTTCCTGTTAATAGCTTATCCATACCTAAATCAGACTCAGAGCTAATGATCTTTTTAATCAATTGTTCGTTAGTCATTTCTAGAGAAAAAACTAAAACAGTCTTACCAGCAAGAATATTATTCGTGGCTATGTTTAATGCCCATGTGGTTTTACCCATCCCTGGTCTTCCAGCAACAATAATTAGATCACCATCTTTGAAACCTTTTATTCTTTGATCTATATTTTGGAATCCTGTTTTAATTAGACTCTGTGATAAAAGATCTGTATTCTTAAGTTCATCTTTTACTTTTTGTAAAACATCCTTAACCTCTACTGGTGATCCTGTATTTTTTGTGACTTTATTGTTGATAATTAATTGATTGACTTGATCAACCTTTTTATCAATAGGATCATCTGTCTTAACAATGTCTGGTATTTCTGCTGCAAGTCTTAAGAGTTTATTGTTTGCAGTCTTTTCATGCATGGCTTTAATCCAATGAGCAAATCCTGCTGGACTAATACAATAACCTGCTGCTTCTCTTATTTCATTGAAAGTAAAATCATCTTCTATTTTGTTTCTTATGGTGACTATGTCAGAGGCTTGTGTATCTAACATAACCTCATAAGCTTTTCTGTAAGAATAAGTTTCAAAGTCTTCTGGGAGCAAGCCTTCATCTTGAGCTTTCTTAAATCTTTTATGATCAAGTATCATGGCTCCTAAAAGATTAGCTTCTAATTCATATATTTCTTTATCCATGTCTCCTCTCAATGATTGCGTCAAATTGATTAATACCTAACATTGTTCCAAGTGTAGGTCTGCCATCCCAAAAAGACCTTATCCATTTCTTATGACCTTCAGAGTTTGCTATATCAAAATAGGCTTCCCAAAACTCTTTTGATGTGAAATCTATTTTTTTCCCCGTTTTCGGCGAGATATAACCTTTTTTAGATTTAGCTATTTCTTTTAATTTTTTATATGGCGTAGTGTATTTGTGTGCATTGCTGGTATGAGCATAAAATGATTGATCGCATTTCTTTTTATAAATCTCATTAATCAAATCTATATCTAATATAAATTCATCTTTAGTATAAGCTTTAGTATTGTAGCCACCTGCCGACCCCCCATAGCCGTCTGCCGACCCCCCTAATATTTTGTAATAATTGCTTGTGTTTTTTCTTTGCTCCCACTCTATATAACCCATGTCTCTTAACTTTTTAAGATTATCTTTAATAGCTGTGAGGGAAAGACCAGTAAGCTCAGTTAACTTTTTATGGGAGGGATAAGAACAACCAAACTCATCTGAATAGTTAGCAAGAACAATAAGCAATAATTTTTGTGTTGAATTTACTTCAACCCGCAGAACTTTTGTTATGTATTCAAGTGACATTTATTTCCCTCACTTGCGTATATTAACTTCAAATAATAATTATTGTAAAGTATTGTTTTAAAATAATAAAAAGATTACAATTCATGCAGGAGGTTTTTATGAGTAATCTAAAAATATATGAAGCACTTAGAAATGTGCAAAACTATATGTATCAAAACCCAATTGCTAAAGAGGGAGTTAATACATTTCAAAAATATAAATACAGAGGTATAGATCAAATCATCCAGGCTTTTTCTAAACCTTTGCACGACAATAATATATTAACTGTGGTCCAACCAGATCTAAAAGTATCCACAAAGTTTTTAGAAGACGGCAGATCAACACTTACTAGAGTTGTTGGCACCTTAAGATTTATTTCTACTGAGGATGGGTCTTATGTTGATAGATCTTATGTGGGTCATAGCAAATCACAACAGGGAAAAGATTTAGAGTCTGCTAGATCTTTTGCTTATCGTAATTCATTGCTTGAAACATTTTGCGTTCCTTTTGAGGGAGTGGTGGAGCCTGAACTTGAGGGCATTGATAAAGATGCACCAGCTGAGAATGGATCTGAAGAAGTTTCAATAATTGATGACTTCAAGAAAGACTTAGCTCAATGCCAAGATGTAGCTTCTGCAAAAGAAGTTTATCTTAATTATAAAAAAGTAGCTGATTTATCTGGTGATGAAGAAATACAAAAAAAATTAATTCTTGAATATACAAAGGCATTTCCAAAATGATTAAGCAAGGAACACCTGAATGGCACGATCAGAGAAAAAATAGAATAACAGGTACTAGGCTTCCTAGAGCTGTTAGAGAGTGTGCTTGGGCAAAAGGAGATCAGTGGCAAGCTTTGGGCAGAGATATGTATAGAGAGGCTCACAATTTACCACAGGACCCTTTTGATCAAAGAGCTATGTTTGCCATAACTTATGGTAAAGATCACGAACCAATTGCTTTACAACAATTAAAAGAAATGGGTTATAAAATAACTCAGCCTTCTTTTGTGGTCCATCCTGAACACAGTTGGTTGGGTATGTCACCTGATGGCGTTATTGTTTCTGGTAGAAACGGTAAAGTCTCAGCAGTAGAGATTAAGTGTCCACAAACCAAACCAGTACAAAATGTCAAAGAACAAAAAAGAAACTATTGGCATCAAATGCAACTAGGCATGGCGTGTATGGATATAGATGAGATGTTGTTTTTTCAGTGGTATGAGAATGCACACTACCAAGAATGGGTTGAAAGAGATCCAAGATGGGCTGAGGTTTATATACCTAAAGCTAAAGAGTTTATGGATTGGTATGCAGAAGCATCCAAAGATCCTAAAAATATCGCATCTTGGTCTGAAGACAAAGAAGAACCTGGAGTCAATTATAAATCTGTAGATGAAGATGATCAGACATCTCAACTTGCAGATATATTAACCGAACTAAATGAGCTTAATGAAAGGAAAGCCTTGCTTGATAAAAGGAAGAAAGAACTTTCAGCCGAAGCTGTTAAAAAGCACGGAGGAGCATTTAGTACCTCAAGAGTGAAATGTCATATGACACAAGCTAGAGGTCGTATTAACTACGCCAGACTGGTAAAGGATCAAAATATTCCTTATGACATTATGGAAGGCTATAGGTCAGAAGGTGATACTAGAATCTATACCAAATTACTGGAGGACTAGAAAAATGATATTAGAAAAATCTAATGCTAAAAAATCAATTAGTTCAAGAATCGACAAATCTACTTACGACAAACTTGTAAAAGTTAGTAAGGTCAAAGGACATAGATTTTTTGATCGTAAGGTTGCTTACATGGTAAATAAGATTCTAGAAGACTGGGCTAATAAGGAGTAAAATAATGGCTGAATTTGATAATACAAATAGAGGATCTATTTGGAAAAATGTAAGGAAGGAGAAGGAAACTCATCCTGACTTTACTGGAAGTATAAATGTTGATGGCAAAGAGTTTTGGCTTAACGGTTGGTTAAGAAAACCAGGTGCTAAAGAAAAAGCTCCAGCTATGACATTTAGTGTAAACCCTAAAACTGGCGGCGGCGATGGTGGTTATGCCCCAGCCCCATCTCCAGTTGGTGAAGATGATATTCCATTTTAAGGAGCTAATATGGGAAAAATAGTAACGCCTGGTGGTGAAGAGGCTTTAAAAACTATCACTTTAACTGTCGATGGAGAAGCTAGAGAATATGAAGTCGAAAGCCTATCCAAAGAAGCTGTAAATCGTTTGAATGTTTTAAACTTTCATTCAAATAGCATTATGCCTTTATTAACAGAAGTCGTAAGGCTTATTCAATTGGGTAATCAGGTAGATCAAAGTCAACTGACTCAACATCTACCAGAGAAGTACACAGTTGTACAACAAGCCGAAGATGCGGTAGAATCAGATACAAAGAATACTAATGAGGATGATTCTTCTAAAGAAGGCAAATGAATGCAAACTTAGACAAGAGTCTCTCAGGTTCTGAGAGGCTCTCATCTGTTCTAGGGGAGGGCTCTCTCTCAGGGACACCTTGCAACGGTGGAGTCTGTTCCACTACTCTTGGGGACACTAGATGTAAAACTTGTGGAAGACATGAAGATGAAATCCGCCAGTGGCATCAGCTCCCAGAAATAAAAAGAAAAATAATTAATATCAGAAATGCCGCAGAAGGTTTTAAAATACGGCAGATCGCTTCGCAAGAAGAAAGATGGAGGGAATTACAAAAATTGAAAAGCATAGACAATCTAACTGTTGGCGATGCACTTAAAAGAGTTATCCAAGTTGCAGTGTGCCAAGGTGAGATGTATAAACAAGATCACAAATGCATAGAGTTATTGAATAAGATTGCTACATCTGAGCATAAGTTTAACGACATAGCTATCAAGTCAATAATGTCTGAAAATGACTATTCAGAAATTAAACAGAAGTTCGAGTAGAGCATTTCAAAAAGATCTTCTAACTGGACAAGAGTTAGAACAAAAGATCCTACAGACAATACGCAAAAAATATCCAACCGCTGTATTGGTCCCAGGTAAGTTTAAACCTTACGATATTTTCATTCCCGAAAAAGATCTCAAGATAGAAGTTAAAGTTGATTATAAAAGCCAAGAAACTGGCAACATTATTATTGAACTTCATATGTTTGATAAACCGTCAGCTTTGTTAACAACACAGGCAGATTACTGGATCATTCACACGGGGAGAGAAAATCTATGGATAGAACCCAAAAGAATATTAGAGTGTATTTTGTTAAATAACATTCATGTTAAAGACATATTGGGCGATGGTGATGATCAAACCAAGAAAGCTTGTTTGATACCTATAAATCTATTCAAGCAATATATTATTGACAACAATGTGTAATCTATGTTTATAATGTTTACATGATAAATTGTATATTTGGTATTTTTATTTTAGGCGTGATGGCTTTCTTTACTTATGTGGGTTTACATATAGCTGAAGAAAAACGACAAGGTAAAAGCTTACCACTGATATGGGAGAAAAAAGATGACGATTGATATTACTGTTGAAGATATCGGAAATTTAAAAACTCATTGCGAGGAAAGAGTAAGTGAGATCTATGCTAGAGAAGATTTAACCCTACAAGAGAAAGCTGATCTTGCTAGACCCTTTAATGTAAAGATTGAAAACTTATTGCTAGTTATAACTGACAGCAAAATAGTAAGAGATTCAGGGAGCTTATAATGTTGGATTTTATTTTAGGCATTCTGTTTTTTATTTTTGTTATGGCTGTGGTCTTCGGGCTCATAGTTTATTTGTTTGCTTATTGGGCTACTAGCTCTACATTTGTAGGCTGCCAAGAAACTAGAGATGATCTAAATAATTTATTAAAGATGTTAGATAACTTAAGCCAAGATATTAAAAAACTATTTAGAAGATGAACACATTTACTGACGCAATAAAAGAATATTATAGGTTTAATAAAATGGGTAAGAATGACTTTACCTATAGAAAATACTTTGAACCTTTGTTTGCTGATGTAGATGTTAAAACTATTACTAAAGAACAAATAGCTGCTGCTAGATCTGGTATTCAGGGAGCACCAGGAACAGTTAACAGATATTTAAACTACTTCCGTGCCATACTTATGTATGCATATGAAGAGTTAGGGTGGTTGGACTCCAAACCCATCATTAAAAGAGTAAAAGATTCCCCTAAAAGATTAAAATATTTTACTCTTGAAGACATAAAGAAGCTTCATAGTGCACTTCCCCCGCACTTGAAGAAACCTTTTGTCTTTTCTCTCCTTACAGGCGTGAGGATGTCCAACTGCTTTAATTTAAAATGGGATGATATAAAAGAAGATCAAATTGCAATTGATGGAACAGAAACTAAAAACGGTAAGAGTTTATGTGTGCCATTAAATAAGAAGTGCAGAGAGCTTCTAGAATCAATTAAAAAAGAAAGCCCTTATGTTTTCACCTATGCTGGCAGAAAACTCAGCAGAGCGTCAAATACGGGCTGGTATAACGCATTAAACAAAGCTGGTCTAAAAGGATTTAGATGGCACGATATTAGACACACCTGGGCTACCCATCATGTAGAGAATGGAACCCCCTTACATACACTACAACATCTTGGTGGGTGGTCCGATTTCAATATAGTTAATAGGTATGCACACCTATCAAAAGATTATTTAAACGATGCTTGTGAGACAAGTAATACTTTGATATCTTAGGCTTGAAAACCTTCTAGCAGAGTCGGTATCTAATTTCATATTCCCTCGCATAATATGTATTATCGGCTCTGCGATTTAATCTTGAGGCAATATGTTTCTTACCGCCTTGTTATATGATCTCATTATTTGATATTTTTCAGCATTAAGTCTGTTGGTAACTTCAAAATATTTAGCACGGTCATCTTCTTTCCAAAGCTCTTCAGCTTCTCTTAGTAGTTTGTTAATTTCTCTAATTCTTTTTTCTTGTATTTTTAATTCTTGATCAGCTTTTTTGTAATCTTCTTTAAATCCACTACGCTCTATAAAATCTATTAGTTCTTTAAACTCACCATCACCTTTTTTCTCACCAATTTTTTCATACTGTTCATAACTATTCATAATGCCTTCACCCTCAACATCAGGTGTGCCTCTTAGAAAATCTTTATGACCATAAAATTCATATTGATCTGTATAATCTTCTGGCTCTGCTAGGAAGATACGCCCAAAAGGAATACTGTTTAAAGGAATATCTCTTTCTATTCCTTGCATAACATCATTCAATCTTGAAACTGTTCCAGCACCTCTTTCTACTGTTGAATAAAGACCACCTAAATAAGATTGCATCATGTATTTAAGAACATCTGGGCTTATGTTAAATGTCCCTGCATCAGCTTCTCCACCACCCTTAATTCCAAGGTAAGGTGCATCAACTTTATTTAACATCTGTGTAAACTCTCTATAAAACTCTTCTGTGTTTCTTAATTTAACAGAGGATTTGGGTAATTTGCTGCCATAAAGTTGTTCTTTATAAACTGGAGCACCTGTCCATTTTTCGTTAATTTGTGTTTCATACCAAGGTTTAGCAACAGAAGGAACCAAGGTTTTACCTAAATCAAAACCATCTTCATTGTAAGCAGCACCCACAGGTGAGAAGTTTCCAACAGCAACACCAGTCATATCTCTGATTAGTTCGTATTCACTTCTTCTTTTATACCCAACAAGATCTTCAGTAGAATATTCAACAGCCATTCTTCCCATGTTGTAAAAAAGATTATATCCATATGGTAATGGAATAGTTAAGGCTATAGGCTTACCGTCTGCACCTTCAAGTTGATTTGTTGCTTCATTCCAAGTTGCTGTTCCAACTCTTTTTTTCTCTATAAAGGGCAAGAGTACAACTAGATTTCTTTCTTGTTTATGTGGTGGAATTTTATCTATCCATAATTTTCCATCATCATCTTCGCCGCCAACCAAAGTATTATAAATAGCTACAAGAGCACCAAAACCAACACCACCTGCCATAATATATTGTTTAGGTTTGGAAATTGGTTGATAACGCATCTTGCCTTCAGCATCGAACTTAAACGGCACCATGCCTCTAAAGAAGTTAACATTACCCTGGACACTTGCATTAGCAAAAACAAACAAAGCATTAACATAAGGACCTAATCTACCAGATCTATTAAAGTTAATTGTTAAGTTTTTAGCTAGATCTGCTGCTTTCGCTATATCTGTTTTACTTGCTTTGTCTATGCCTCCAGCTTCATTAACAAAAGCCTCAAAAACTGAATATCTACTAACATTCTCAGCAACATTGTTTAAAGATCCTACAAGTTGAGAGATACCTTTGTGCAGTCTTTGTGGATTTATAGGAAGACCATCATGAGCCCTTGAAAGATAAATCATTTCTTTTTCAATAACATCAACATCTCTGGCATTAACATATCCTGTTGACCCACCATTTTCTAAAAAGCTTCTAAACATTTTGTAATCTTCTGGGCTTTTTTCTTCTAAGTTTTTAGTTACATAGCCTCTTCTTAAAACTCCTAAATTTTTATATACATTTTTTGGATTAAGTGCTTTGCCTAGTATTTTTTTGCCCCTAGCTCTTCCGCCTTCCATACCTTGTTCAGTCATTAGATTAAAAATCCCAGTCTGATAATCTTTTGTAAAGTTGGTTACAATAAATTCTGGTGAGTATTGCGTATAGATGGCTGATAAGTAGCTTGTCATTGCACGGAAAACACGGACTATAGGATTTACCGTATTAATGCCAAACTCATCTAATCCTCTAGCAAGCCTTTCATCTCTTATGGAAAGAAATTTTGTTTTACCTTCTTCTTTAAATGCTATTAAAGATTCTTTGCCATCCCATTTATGTGGTTTTTTAAATTTGGCTGCTCCTTGTACTTTCCATATCCCTTCTACTGGAAACTCTCTTACTAATGTAGCAAGTTCTTTGAAGATTTCATTTCTTTCCCCGAGCACAGCTGCCTCAGATCTTCTAACAACAGCTTGAGAAAATGGATTGCCAGCTTCTGTTGTTCTACCTTTTGCTTGCGGAATAATTTGTCCAAACAAGCTTTGACCTCTACCGCCTACACTTGGTTTATTATCAGTGATAGTGTCCACTGCAAAGCCTACTAATGGCACATAATATTTATAAGAAGCATCCCAGTCAGCAATAGTGTCTTGACTTACTAGATCATTTTCTAAATATATTTCTCTAGTCTTCCCTAGATATTTTTGATACATATCAAATGCTTCCATCAGCTTTTCACCTTGCTTGTTAGTTGGCTTTGCTGTGTTTCTTTGGAAGCTAATGCCTAGTTTTTTAAGGGTAGCTATAGCGTCTTCTGTTCTAATTCCTGAGCCGCTATCTTGGTATTTAGCTAATACATTTTTAGCTTTTGTTATTTTGCCTTTTATAACTCTTTTATCTTTTTCTTCTTTTGCTTCTAATAAAGCTTGCTCTAGTTGTGGAAGTTCTTTTGAATATCTTGTATTAATTGCTTTGTTTCTTTCTGGAGCATGAAGGTTTTTAAGAAACTGATTAAATGTTTCAGATTTAATATTATTATCTCTTAAGAATTTATTTATTACAGCTGCTTCATCAACTGCATCGTCAAGTTTCGTTTTTACTTTTCCATAAAAAGTATCTGTTGAGCGAATAATATCTATATCTTTTAAATTTTCTGGCAAGTAATCTTTAAGCTTCTCCATGAAGTTTTTCATTCTGTCTAATTTATCTATGCCTAATTCTTGGAATGTAGAGAATGCTCTGAATAAGTGAGACTTATCAGCATTAGTTAATAATGCTTCTACATCTAAATCAAAATCTTTTGGTGTTGTCGGTGGAGGTGTTACCCTTCTTTGGGCGATTGGCTCTTGACTACGGAGATTCCTTGTTGCTTCAAATAGCTTACTAAGTTGTTGTATATTTGATCTCTGCTCATCCCTGGCTTGACTGTTAAGCCTGCCAGCTTCTTCGAGCTCTTGGATTCCTTGTTCTGTTCTTGTTTCATTAAAAGTTCCTAAATCGAATATTGCTTCTTGTTGTGCTGCCTCTGCAACATATAATGCATCTTCCATTGTATCAAAAACAACTGTGGCATCAAGGTAATATTTTCCGTTGTCTTCATTCAGCCATCCGCCAGCATAAACATCACGGTTCATTCTATCTGATAGTTCTTTTATGTTATCTACATAAGATTGAAGTATGTCATCATTTATTTGGTTTTGATCAACAACTATTTCTAAAGCTTTTACAGGGGCAACTGCAAAACCACTGCTGGGAGATTCTAGTGTTTCTGGATCAATGGTAAACCCTTCTGGGTTTTGTTTGATAAAGTCTAATAAAGATGTGTTGTTTAACTGCGGTATTGCAGATCGAATACCGTCCCCATCTTCTGTTCTGGTCGCTGCTTCCACTTCATCACGGGCTTGTTGTTGCGTATCGATTGGTCCAACATCTGTTCCAGTTTCTCCTCTGGAAGGGACTGCAACACTTCCAGGGGCACGGGATGATTGAAAAGCTCGTAATACTCTCTCATTTTTTGCTCTAGGGCTGTCAGCTGAAATTGCATCATGTAAATCCTCTATTAATTTGAATGTTATAGGAGCATTATCTTTTAAAAACTCCCTGTTAGTATAATATAAACTATACATTTGAGCGAATGTTTCAGCTTTAACCATGTCTTGAAACGAAGAAGTCATAGCATCAGTTCCCACCGCAGACATAAAACTTTGTAAAGGATATGCTAAAAATGTTGATTCAAAATAGGATCCTGAACCATCTTTAAATGGTCTATTTGTAATTAAAGATCTGCCTCCATCAAAACCTTTTTTATACCCAAGATAAATATTTAAAGCTTCTGCAAAAACAGCACCCTTATTTTCATTAGCAATGATTGAAAGATCTTTTGCATATGTAGAATCTAGACTCATATCTGGAATGTCTAATAATGGAGAGCTAATACTTGCTGGAGTGTAAACCGCATACGATGCTGACCTATCTCTACCAATACCATAATCTATATGATGTCCTAGTTCATGAGATAGCATGGACCTAAGTTTGATCTTGGCTCCCTGAGGCTTGTCATATTTAAAGTTAGCCATTCCTGTAGCTGGGTTTATAAACAAGGATTGTGTTACTGGGCTATATTGTCCGTAAGGTAATGTTGGTGACTCTCTATCTAAATTAAGTGCACCTATAAAACGCAAATCGGTAAATATATCTAATGGTAAACCTGACTTAAATAAATCTACTGTAGCAGCTGCTAAATTGTTTGCCTCTGAAAAATTAAGATCTTTAGTATATTTCATATGACCTGTATATATTTGTTTCTTGAGGTCTGCTGAATCAGGTGCACTTAAATTAGCATCTAAGTCTCTTATAACACCATCATGAAATCTTCTAGGATAGATAATTCTATTTCTAACCATGTCTATTTCTTCTTTGCTTCCTACATCAATTTTGTCTTTCATATAAGTAGGTGGCTTAGCTTCTATTTTGGCATGAACATCAACTGTTTGATTGTATAACTCAGAATCTTGAGAAACTGGCTCTCCCGCCATAGCTTGTTTAGCATCTCTAGTTCCGCCGCCTAAAGGATCTGTAAATGAAAATTCTGGTTTTATATCTGGAAATTTTTGATCTATTTGATTAATTAAAGGAATATTTTTATCAACAAGTATTTCTCCCTGTACAGCGTCTTCTAACTTTATAAAATTAGAATTTATAAATGTATCAGAAATTAATTCTTCGACAGTAACGCCTTGATTGTAATTAGGATCAAACATCTTTACTACAGCTCTATCAAGAGCTTCGTAGTTTACAGAAGAGTTGTTAACGACTGCATTAAATGACTCAATAAACTTTTCTAATTCAGGATTGTCTTTATTATTCTTAATTAACGAGTTAACTTCAGGTGAATAAACAACCTCACCAGTAGATCTAATTGATGATATAGCTCCTGAAGATATTATTGATGCCAAGAAAGAATGACCAGCAACATCTTTCAAAACTTCTGACATTGTTGGACCTTCATATAGAGGATTATTTCTATTATCGTATGCTGTTCTTAGATCTGATTGTAGGTCAAAAGCTGCTGTATTAATTTCTTGTAAAACGCCATTAACTACTTCAAAGCCTGTATCGGCTGCAACATCAGTAAAGCCTCTTTTTAAAATATCTTTAACAGTTTTATTACCAACAGGAGACAAGTATCTAGCAATTGGAACTGCCTCTGTAGCTACTTCTAAAGCTCCTTGTATATTTCCATAAGCTAGTGCTGTTTCATGATCTTTACCTTGTCTTCGTGCTTCAGCATAGCTAAGTCCTTGGGTTTGTGCTCCAAAATACCCCAAGGTTGCTGTAGTTACTGGTGCTGTTAACCTTCCACCAGAGAGAGCATTAACGCCCATGGCAGTTGTTATAATAGCCATTGACTCTAAACCACTTGAAACAGTTTTACCATAATCACCAAGATCTGCATCGTTTTGTCTTTTAGCAATTTTTTGGTTTATTTTTCCTATTTCTTTTAAAGCATCTGATCTTAAAGCTTCAAGCTGTTGCTCATCTCTAGCTTTTTCTTCTTTTGACATATTAGCGTATCTTTCAGCTAATATTGCTTGACTATAAGTATCGTATGAACCATCTGGCAACATTAAAGGAATTTCACCTTTCATTCTTTTGAATGCGTCTTCTGTTGCCTGTAACTTGAAACTTTCAAAGGCAGCTGATGCTCCATCCATAATGTTTTTAGGTATAAAAGCATCTTTGATGTAAAGTAAATTTTCAAAGAAAGCATCTGGTCTTCTTTGGTCTGCCTCAAACATAAAACCAGCTACAGGCTCACCTATAACATCAATAACTTCTCTAGCTATTTTGGATTTTACTGTGAGAGTTGGAACATGTTTTAAAGGATTGACAAAAGTAAATTGCGGTTGCTCTTCCTTTTCTTCTTCTTCCTCGAGTAGAGGAGGCTGAGGAGCGTTTAGATCAACGCTTTTTAATGGATCATTGAAGTCAAATTCTTGTGCCACACTATAAACCTCTTTCATTTATGAAAGCAGTCATGAAGGCTAAATATACTTCACTATCTGCATCTTCTAAGCTGCCTTCGTATCTAGCAGCTTCCCATGCTAAAATTGCCTCATTTTTAATTTGAGCATAATTTGCTACTTTCTTACCCATTCTATAATCAAAATCTTCTTTTGAAGAATCAAATCTAAAGACTTCACCATCAGTAATATAAAAAGGTTTTTTGCCATCTGCTCTATCAGCAAGATTACCAAATTCAGCGTAAGCATTTGCTACCTCTGCTTGCAAAAGTGCAGGGTTTGCGTGTTTTTTAACAAGAGCATTTTTATACAAAGCCTCATCGCCAGGATTCTTAAATGCATAGTTTGCGTTGTCTTCTGAAGGTAGGTTAATAAATTGTTGACCTATTTCTGGATCAGCCTCATACAATGCTTTTACATAATTTGACTCACCTTGCAAACCTGTTCTTACTGATTCTGCTTTGGTAAATATTTCACCAATATATTTTTCTTTTTCATACTTAAGATCAAAATATGTTTCTGTTTGATCTTTTACGAACCTATCATCACCTTTAAAATTTAAAGCACCTTTGCCCATTTCAATGTATGTTTTTAGCATTGATGGATTGTTTACCAGGCTCATTGCAACTTCTTTTTCAGCAGAAACTCTATCTACCACATCTGCAACTGAAACAACTTTTGCATCATCTGCTGTTTGTGATTCTTTAATCAAGCCAGTCACATTGTCTGGCAAAAAGGATTCTACTGTTGTTGCCTCTTCATCTCCTGCAAACTTTACATTAAAGTTAGCACCAACAATCATGTTTCTTGGATCACTTTCTAATGCATTAAAATTTCCATTAAAAGACACTGATTCTATAATTCCTTTTCTCCCGTCAGCGGCTTCAAACTGTTTGCCAGTAAAGCTGCTTAATCTTTCTTTAAATATGGTTGTTAAAACATCTGAATGATTTTGAGCAACGCCAACGAAGTCACCTTGCTCTATTAAGGGTGATATTCTTTGCCAGCCGTTCATGTAATCTTTTTCTGCAAATTTACTAAAATCTAAGGCACCAACATTTCTTAAGTGAATCATTGGCTCTTCAAGCATACTGGCTGCTTGGACCTCATCTATTACGCCTTCTTGTAAAAGTCTGCTCGTATTTATAAATACCATTAAAGCATCTCTTTCTTTTTGATCTTCTATTTTATTCAAGGTGTCGTCTAGAATTGCCTTATCTTTTTGTTGTACAAAGTCTGCTGATTTAAGTTTTAAAGCATTAGTTTTTAGCTCATTCATCAGATTAAATTTACCAACAGTTAGCTCTGATTCTGGAGTTGCTTCAAGTTGTCCAAGAGTCATTCCTCTTAGCTCTTTTGATTCTTTTTGAGCATCTATTGAAAGTTGCAACTCTTCTCTACGCATTTCTTCAGTTTCTAGCTGCGATGCAGAAACCTGTTCTCTTCTAACTAGGTCTCTTTCATATAGCTCGGCTTCTTTTCTTTTTCTGTCTTCATCGACCAATGCCATGTAATAGCCAAATCCATCTTTAAATCCGCTTGAAAAACTCATTAATCAAATATCTTCTTAAGAAGATACCCTCCTGCTATTGCTAATAATACATAAGGTGCTGCTGCACCTATTGCTGCCATGGCTCCTCCACTTGCTGCGGCTCCGCCTGCTGCTGCTGTTGTAGCCGCCGTTCCTCCAGCTGCTGCCGCCGTTCCTCCAGCTGCTGCTGCTGTTTGTCCAGCAACATTTGCTGCTGTTGTTTTTGCAGCTTCTGTAACGAGAGCCTCGCCAGCTTTTCTTGCTAACATTTTTTGAGCTACTGCAATACCGCCAACTGTTCCCGCAACATTCATCATAGCTGCTTCTTTTTGTGCTTGAAGCTGCATATTTGCAATATCTGTTTGCGTTTCTAACTGTGCAGCTTTTGTTAAACCAGCTAAAGCCTGTTGCTTTTGGGTCCTGCCTACACCTATTAATCCACCTAATCCACTAGCCACTTAATGCACTCCTTTGTGTCATAGCACTGCCGAGACCGCCAGAAAGAATTTGTTGTCTTCTTTCCCCAGCTCTCATTCGTGCAAAATTTCTTGCTGCTACCAAAGCAGATGTTTCTGATCTTTGATAGTCTCCTTGCATTTCTGGTCTAAGCTGTAAGCCATAACCAGCCTGTCTTCTTTGTTCTTGTCCTCTAACATTAGCATATTGTCTTGCTACTGCTGCCTGTGCCCTTCCTATTTCTTCTTGTTGTAGTTCTTCAAAACCTGTTGTCATTTGGGCAATAAGATCTTTTTCTACTGGAAAAAATCTATTTAAGTAATCTTGAAACTCAGCTTCATATAAGTCTGCTAATGTATCTTGAGCTGACTGATCGCCTTGTCTAAACGGGTTAACATAGAGATTTTGATTGTACCCCATAGGATCTCCATACATATTATTGCCATAGAAATTACCACCAAACAAACCTCCCATATTATTATTATAAAAAGCCATTAATCTTTACCAGTTCCTGGAGCCGTTGACTGGCTTCCCCTTTGTTGTGTGTAATATCCATAACCTAAGCCTGCTGCTGTTCCAGCTGCACCCAATCCACTTGTAAATCTATTCATACTTTGCTGAGCAATAGCCTTAGATCTTTCTAAACCTAGTGCACCGACATCACCTAATCCAGCCATAGCTTGACCAGCTTGTCCTTGTCCCATAGCTACAATGTTTTGCATACCTTGATAATATCTATCTACTTGTCCTGATAATGCCTCTGCTGTTCCTCTACCCATGCCCTGTGCTTGTGCTTGTTGCATTTGAGCTGCTCTTGCTTGATATTGTCCACTTGTAGGATCTGCACCCATAGCAAAAGCTTGTTGCTGCATATTTCTTCTTGCTGCTTGGAACTCTGGTTGTTGTATAGCTGTTACAAAACCCTCAATACTTTCAAAGGCTGATGGGTCTCTCATTGCAAATACATCTGACATATACTGATTTTCTAAAGGAACATAATACTGTTGATAAAGATTAAATCTTTGTGCTGCAATTGATGCTAATGCTTTTTGTGATTTTGTGTCTTCGATTTTTGTTGAGCCGCCGCCTGACATTATAATTCTTTCTCCACTATTAATAATTTAGTTTCATATCCTTTATAAGAAAGTGCTTTAGCTAAACCAACATGAGGTGTCCAAAACTCTACTTTATTACATCCTCTTTCTTCTGCCATGTTCTCTATATAGTCCATGTATTTACTGGCTGCTTCGCCTCTCTTATCATATGCCACCCAAATCAATAACGACTTAGTTGGTTTAAACATATTAGGCTTTTCTTGTAAGATAATGAAACTTTCACAAGGTTCCTGTTCCAGATCTACATAAAGCTCTGCTATGTTGTTGACTAAAGCTGTATAAATATCTTCAGGTCTCCAATCTGGTTTGGCTTCTTTTTCTATTTCCCGAAGCCCCGCCTGGATGTAGTCCCAGTAGACTCTTACATCAACCTGTGTCAACATTTTTCTTGTAAGATATCACTTTTTATACTATGTATCAAAGCTATTCTCCTGTATCTGTAGGTGGATATACATAATCTATACCATAAATCATAGCTGTAAAGATAGTATTCAAATCTGACTCTTTGGTTGTAAGGATATCTGTTGCCCAACCCAAAGCAATTTCATTGGTTACAGAGTCAATATGAAGCATCTCATTGTTCTCTAAATCAGCAATTCTTGCGTATGGGCTAAATGTTACCCACTCATCTCTTGTTGCTGTAACGCTTGCATCATCGGTTCTTGTTGCAGTTATTTTTACATGGACCTCTGTAATAACTTTTACACCATGCACCAAGTCAGCAGTTAATCTAAGAAATTCGTATTGATAATTAAATTCATGAACCATATTAGAATCCTGTTGTTACTGTCCAAGTATCTTGTGTTTCTCCAATTTTTAATATTGCATCTCTAGGTGAAAATGATCCTGAAGCAGATGTTAGTCTTAATGTAACAGTATCACCGTTGCTAACTGTTCTTGATGCATTTGAGTAAGATCCATTATTAACTTTAAACTCTGCACTCGTATCAGATCCTGTTGCAAGTTCAGCAGTTGCACTGGTAAATGAACCGCTAAGGGATACAGTATTACTTGTAATAACTGTGTTTTTAGCTACACCAAATTGATCTGTGAATGTAAATTGTGCTGGAGCATTAACACCAAACTTAATAAACCTAGCTTCAACAAAATCTACATAAGCTGGGTTAGCATCGCCTTGAGCATAGATAAAAAAGTTTAATGTACCACTACCTTCGTATCTAAAGGCTAATGGAATGTTAGTAGTATCAGCACTTGATACTAATCTTGATTCATTGACATGACCAGGTAAGTCTTCAATCCTTGGGCTTTTATATATTACATGAGATGTTGACTCTGATAGCTCTGGAGTATCCCCTGTTGTTGATACATGAGTGTTTACTTGATATGGTGCAGTTGAAGTTGGACTGCCATTATTGCCAAAAGTTCCATCAGAAATAAAAAATCTTACTGTCTTAACCTGTCCTGTTCCGCCTTTAGCCCTTACATATCCTTGGTAGAATCCTGCTCCTGTGCCTATCTCAGCTACATGAGCATATCTAAAGTCATTGTAGTAAAAGCCACCCATAGTAGTTCCAGATGTTTTAGCTCCCTTAGTTGGTAAAGCAAAGTTATCTGTATTTACATTATCTACGGTTATGGTGTTTGCTGTTATCTTCCCGCCTTCGATGGTGGTCGTATTATTATTTATATCTGCTGCTGATCCACCAGCCTCAACTGGGGTAATGGTTAACTTATTGGCAGTAATGGTATTTGTTTGTATATTGCCACCGTGAATAGAGGTTTGTCCGTCTGTAGACAGATCTCCTTCTACTATTAAACTATTAGCAGTAATTAAGCCGTTAACATCTATTCTTGCAGCATCTAGAGTTCCTGTTGAAATCTTACCTGCGTCTAAACTTGCTATCTTGGCATTGTCTATGGCTGCGTCACCAATTTTTGCATTAGTAATAGTTCCGTTTTGAATAAAGGCATCAGACATATAAACGCCTGCTGGCACTGTCTCACCATTGACAGTTGTAGATGATGTTCTGACAATAAAAGGTATTGATGCGTAAGCACCTGTTGGCGAAACAATTTGAAAGCTGTCTGTTTGGAAAGTGACATCAACCACTCCTGTTCCAGATGAAGCATTATTTTCAATAACCATACCACCTATTCTTGGCGGACTACTTCCTGCTGCTACTTGTAAAACATAGGCTGCCGCTGCATTTCCTTCTATATCAGCAACAGATGTAGATAAAGATGTTACGCTTGCTTCAACACCATCAACATCACTGGTAATCTGAGTGATAGCGGAAGCATTCGCTGTAATGCTTGAACCTTGTGAGTTAACGGTAGATTGTAAAGAACTGATAGCTGTTGACTGTCCAGATATATCATCCTCGTTGTCTTCAATCCTAGAGGTCAATGAAGTAATGCTGGTATTTACAACATCTATAGCATCGTCATTAGCTGTAATCTGAGACTGTAAATTAGTAATACTAGATCCTAGCCCTGTAATATCACTATCATTGCTACTTACCGCAGTTTGCAATGCTGTAATTGATGAGGCTTGAGATGTGATGGTTCCCTCTGCCGAGGTTAGTCTGCTATCCAATCCACTAATCGCTGAGGAGTTTGCTGTAATATCTGTCTCTGCTGAATCTACATCGCCTTGTAAAGTTGTAAGATCATTCTCTAAAGCTGTCACATCACTAGATATGCTAGAGATAGTTGTTCCTTGAGAGCTAACAGTAGAATTTAATGTAGAGATCGCACTTGCGTTTGTGCTGACATTAGAATTAGTTGTCGTTAAATTGTTTTGTAATGTGGTAATACTAGAACTGTTTGAGCTAATATCTGTGCCTTGTTGCGATACGGTGCTTTGTAAAGTAGATATAGCTGAAGAGTTTGAAGCTATTGCATCATCTCTAACTAGCTCCCACTCTCCTGCTGTTATTTGATCTGCTGTTGCCGAGGCTGCTCTATATAATTTATTGCTATCATCTGTATCTATCCATAGATCACCTATAGCTGTAGCTGTAGGAATAGCATCCTGAGCAAATGTTTTTGTCCTGGTATCTACTTCCCCCGAAAGCGTGTTGAGGGATGTTTGTAAAGCTGTAACAGAGGTAGCTGAAGCCTTAGTATCAATATCATTTTCATTTTGCGTAACCCTAGTATCAAGCCCTGATATCGCTGAAGAGTTGGTACTAATGTTTGAGTTAGCATTATTTATTGATGTTGTTAGCGAAGTAATAGATGAATTAATCGCTGTTATATCAGTGTCATTTGATGATACAGAAGATTGTAGCGTGCTTATTGCTGAGGAATTGGTTGCAATATCTCCTTCTGCTGAAGTTAAATCTGTTTGTAGCGATGTTACATCTGACTGAATAGTTGTAATACTGCTTTCAGTTGCAGTAACTCTTGTAGTTAGTCCAGATATTGCAGATGTATTAGAAGTTATATTTCCTTCCGCAGTTGTTACATCTGATTCTAAAGATGTGATATCTGACTGAACTGTGGATAAAGTGCCATTAATTGTGGTTATGCTGTTAGTAAGTCCTGTTATAGATGTAGTATTTGCCGAAACATTACTGTTAGTTGTACTTAAACTATTTGTGAGAGAAGTGACATCAGAGACTACGGATGTAATGTCTCCGTCATTTGCAGTAATTTGTGTTTGTAGATTGCTAACTGCACTAGCAACTGTAGATGTTCCATTGTAGCCAGTTAATGTATTTTCAAGTTCTGTAATGTCTGAAGTTATTGTTGAGATATCTGATTCTGCTGTTGATACCCTGGTAGTAAGCTGTGATAAACCTGTGGCATTTGCCTGTAAACCTGTGGATGAATCAGTAATTGCTGAGTTTAAAGAAGTAATATTTACAGATGTAGAAATATTCGCCTCATCACTGACACCAGCTACTAATAATATATTAGCTGCATTAGACTCAATAGCTAATTCATTAGCATCAATCTGAGATTGTAATGTTGTATCTACTGAAGACGCTGCACCTGAAGATGTAGTTGACCAAGAAGATCCTGTCCATATATAAATTTGATTATTGTTGTCAGTCTCAATCCAAATATCTCCAGCCTGTAAAGAGCTACTATCTGGTCTTGTTGTTGGTGAACTATCAGATCTAATAGTTCTAGTTGATGCTGTGGTTAAACTATCTAAATCATCACTAAGATCTGAAATATCACTTGCTGCTGTATTGGCTGTTGATTGTGCAGAAGTTGCTGCTGCCTGAGCCGTATCTACTGCCGAATCTATAGAAGCTACAGCATTTTGCAGGGTTACTGTTTGTGAATTTAAGTCTACTGTTATAGATGAATTTAATGTTGCAAGCCCTGGTAAGTCTGCTATCTCTTCACCAAGAGACTGCATGATTGCACCAACATCAACGGCTGTAGAAGCACTAACACCATTTAAAGAATGAAAGCCACTTTTACGCCCATCAACGCTAACATTTCTTAACCAATAGTATCTTGTATTATTTACGCCAACTTGATGGACAAAGACAGAAGCTGTGACAGAGGCTAAAAATGTTTTAGTTCCAAAAGTATCTGAAGTATTTACCCAAACCTCTGTATGAGAATGACCCCTATAAGTTGCGTAGTCCCAGCCTACAATAATGTTTTCAAAGGCACCTGAAGCTGACACTCCAGTTGGTACGGTTGGCTCATCACCTGTTTTTTCATCACCACCAATAATAATAAAGTCTTTACCGCCACTGCCAAATGAAAAGTTTCTTTTAGCTATTCCTGAGTCAATAAGATCTCTAAAGGTAACGGCTGAGTCTAATTTATTTCCTTTTTCCCCTTTGAGCTGGGCTATGGAATCATTTATAGATGTGGCAAAACGCTTGCCTTCTGGATCAAAGCTTCTTGGTACAACAAAGGTTCCCCTTGTTTTAGCCATTAGGTAATCTCCTGTGGGCTTTCATAAACACAAACTTCATTAACAATATCAGTTCCCTCAAGTTGTATTTCAAAAGACTTAGCTCTGTATCCTCCTGGTAGTCTAAATATTTCAGAATTGGTAACAGTCTGAGTATGTTTTAGACTGCCATCAGCATAAAGTTTGAATGTTAAAGAACTGTATGATTCTGCACTAACCTTAGCAACGCCTGGTGATATAGGTCTATTGGTGTAAAACTCTTTAGACTTCCATGTATAAGTTCTTCTAGTTGAACCTTGAACAAACTTTTTCAAAGTACCATCAATTACTAAATATAAAATATCTTCTTCTCTGTCATTAAATCCTGCTGTTGCATAAAAATCTAAATCAACAAAAGCATTCTTTTGTCCTCTTGGATCAAACAAAAATCCTTTTTTGGTAGATGAATTTGAGCCGTCCCAAGTAAATGCTATGTATTTGCCTTCGTATTCGTATGCATCAATGTTGCTTGGGTAGTAATCTTGCCATTGATCTCTTGTAAATATTTGTTCTGTTATAAGCTGTATGCCTGAGTTAGACGCTAAAACCAAACCATCTGGAGATGCGTATATAGCATACTCACCCATATCAACTAACGATCTCTTGTTTGAACAAGGTAAGTTAGCATCTATTTCTACCATAGCCATAGCACTTGGATCTGTACCTGAAGCCATCAAAGGCTTGCCTTTGGTTGTTACTAATAAACCTGAGGCTATAGAAGCTATTGCAACTATGTCATCTTTAGTTGTTAATTGATTCGCTAAAGGATAAGAATGTGGTAAAAAAGCTTCACTAAATAATAAAGTGTTACCAGCAAAGCCAGCAGTTATGCCGTTTGGCATGGTAGTAAGTCCTAACAATGGTCCATCTGGATGATCTGCTGATGTATCGTCTGGTGGTGCTAAATTGTCTGCTGATTCTATTTCTTCCCCGAGAGAGGCGTCTAGAACTGTATCAGTAATTGTGTGTGCTGTTGTCGTGCTTGTATCACCAACAAATCTAAAGATACCATTAACATCCGTTCTGTAAATTCTTCTTTTAGCTATTGAGTAATTCCCTGATGTTATGGCAGGCAGTTGCACGGATACTGTAGAACCGTTTGCTGCATCTACAATGTCGCTTGAAGTTACAGGTGATGGTGGTCCTTCTTCGCCAAAGCTTGTTACTTCGGTATATAAATATGCTCTAGAGCTTACTTCAGCTCCTGCATCTGCTGATGAATTATCTACACTAATGCTAGTAATAGCTGCTGGAGTAGGTAGCCCAAGTCTAAATGTTGCTGCTGGATAAGGACCAGATCCTGTAAAAAGGGTAGAGCTGTTGCCATACTTAGGAAAAGTCCCAAAACCAGTAAAATAAAATCGTCCATATTGATCCTCTTTAATTGGACTTTCTACAACATCAACCTCATCTGTAAAGGTAAACCACTGATTTGCGGATGCTTTATAGATAGTTTTAGTGGTACCTGATATATTGCTTGCTGGATGTGAGCTTGGCTCTGAAGAGTCATCAACATCAACAGGCAAGCCTTCTAGCCTACCAGAATCTAAAAAAGCATTCTCTGTGCTTTGTGCCATATCTTCTGGCAAAAGTCTTGGAGAGATCTTTTTATTAAGTCCACTAAATGTTGTAAGTTT